GCGCAAGGTGGTCCTGTGCACCGTGCCGACGGCTCCCCCGAGTACGGCGAGATCGCCATCGGCGAAGGCGGGATCACGAAGGACACCATGAGGGGCTTGAAGTCCAAGAAGGGTGTGGACACGTTCATGACGGATTCGGCGCGGATGCTGCGCAATGTCATGGGTGAGGGTGTATCGAATTTGGAGTCCGCAGTACGCGGTTCAGTAGCCGCGATCCCCGGATCAGTGGGGGACATCGAGTCGATCTTCCGCGAGAGCGACAAGACGAGGAAGTTCGCGACGACGGAAGAGGTCTTGCGGGATTACATGCCCAAGCGCATGACTACGCCGACGAAGGAAGGTAAGGGCTTTGAAGAGGTAGGCACTTACCTGCCGTTGCCTGTTCCAGCGGGCACGATCAGTAAGACGGCTAAAGGTGTGAAGACTGGCGCGCGCCGTGCCTTTGAAGAACTGGGTCCGGTAGCAGCAGGGATGGTTGAAAAGACCGCAGCAAGGACAGGCGCAGGCCCGATGTATGCGGTCAAGCCCAAGGGCGGGACATTCTATCCCCCTGAGATGGGTTCTGGTTTGGATACCTACATAGACAGACTGGTCAAAGGACTATCCCAATCGGAGACTTTGGCAGGTCGGGATGCTAAATCCGTAGCGGACTTTATTCGAACCAAAGGACGTAAGTATTTTACTTCGACATTTGGTACGGCGGACGATCCCTTGCGTCTAGCCGTGTCTGAAGGCCGTATGCCGCTGTACGGTTCGGATGACGAACGCTTTAGGGACTACTTGTTGGACGCTGCGCGCGCGGGCAACCCAAAGGCAGTTAAAGACCTTGAACGTGTTTATGATGAGGCCACACAGCTAGGAGTACAGCTTTATTCTCCAGCGGGCGCGACAGAGCCCACATACACTTTGGCAAATCGCATAAATGCAGCGCAACGTGCAAAATTGCTTGAGCAAGGGGTGCCAGAGGATTTAATAAACCCAAACTATCCAGCAGTGAACACTGCCCAGCAGATGGCTGAAACCACTTATGCGGAGGCTAGAAACAAGCTGGGGAAATTATTGAAGGGGATGGAGGAGCTCCCTCCGGAAGCAAGAGAAGCTTACATGCGCGGGACAGGCAAGGATTTTCAACCCCTGTTATACGCGGCCACCAAGGAAGAGCCTATCTACGACGTCACGCATACGCCGAGCATGGACTTTTTAAACCCGCGTAATCTATCAGAAGCAATTGCATCGATTCCTGTAAGTGACCTTGAGCGCATGACGTTCCCTGAGGCAGTGGTCAAGGGATCGCAAAACATGCGTATCAAGCGGGATCGTGGGTTGGTCTTGGAAAAGGCAAGGGACGGTAAAACGGTTCCCAAAGAAATTTATTTTGATGGAACCAAGCCCGTCTATGAGATAGACAAAAATCAGCAGTGGGTGCGTGTCCTGTCGCCTGACGCGGTGGAGTTAGAGGGAGCAGCGATGCGACATTCAATTGGTGGTTACAAGACCAGTGATAGCTACAACTTAGGCGGCAGGGATGCGTTTAACTCGGGTCTTGCACGGGTCTTCTCGTTGCGTAACCAGAAGGGTATTCCACAGGTAACGGTGGAAGCGAAGTTTACGGACAAAGACGGTTTGTTTATTAAAGAGATTCGATCTAAGTTTAATAGCGAGCCAACGCAAGAAGAGAAAAACGCCGTGTTCCAGTTGTTTGACACACTGGGCCCAGAAAAGATAGGCTCGACTAAGTACGTAACCAACCGTTCAGGGAATAGCCTGAAAGAAGAAGACCAAGTGACGGTTAACTGGGGCGACTTGTACAACCAGTACAAGAGCTACAAAGAAGGCACTCAGGGCTTTGCAGGTGGCGGCATCGTTCGAAAGGCAGCACAGGCCTTGACAAAGATGGGCGCGAAAGAGTCGCAGGTCGCTGGTAAAAAGTTGACTACGCTACAGGACATGCACACTTCGTTAGGCGACAGCGTCCGTGCTCGTGCTGCACAGATGAAGCAACAAATGGACGAGATGGAGTTTAAGTACAAGCCGGGTCAACGCGTCTTTACTGAGGATTCTGCAAAGAAGAATAAACCGCCTTACCTGATCAAGTCCAAGCGTCTGTACGGTGACATGATTGTGCGTGATCCTAAGACCTTGAAAGCCATTCGTGATCCGGAAACAGGTAAAGCGCAAAGAACGCCGTATGAGCCGGGTTACTTAATTCGTGAAGAAAACGGACCGGATGACTGGGCGGAGTATGTTCTGCCTGAGTCCGCGATCAAAGGTTCGGTAGACGAGTTTGCCAAGGGCGGCAGAGTGGACAAAAAAGCTCCCGGTAAGCGTAAATATATTTAAGGAACAGTCATGCCAATAGATAAGCTCGGGGAAAACGAAAAGCCCTTGTCCGTGGACATTGAAGCGGCAGGCATGCCTGAGATAGAGATCATCCTTGAAGAGGATGGTGGCGCTACGATTGAGATGGGCGAAGAGGAGTCCCGCGAAGTGGACTTCTACAGCAACCTTGCTGAGGTGATTCCTGAGGAAGAGTTGTCTGTGATGGCGAAGGACTTGCAGGCCTTGTTCGAGGCCGACAAGTCTTCGCGCTCGGATTGGGAGACGATGTACTCCAAGGGCTTGGATTTACTGGGCTTGAAGCTTGAAGAGCGGACCAAGCCCTTCCGTGGCGCGGCAGGATCAGTGCATCCGATGTTGACTGAGGCGATTGTGCAGTTCCAAGCACAGGCGATGAAGGAGTTGATGCCGTCGAGCGGCCCTGTTCGGACGCAAATTGTGGGTAAGGAGACCTTGGACAAGGCGCAGCAGGCCGCGCGTGTGCAAGATTTCATGAATTATCAGATCACAACGGTGATGGATGAGTACACACCGGAGTTTGATCAGGCACTTTTCTACCTTGGCTATGGTGGATCGGTGTTCAAGAAGGTGTATTACGACCGTCAGATCGGTCGGATGGTGTCAAAGCTGGTCTTGGCTGACGAGTTGTACATCCCGTACTACGGCTCAAGCGTCATGAGCCAGTGCACACGCATTACACACCGTGTTGCGATGCCTGCAAACGAGTTCAGAAAGCGTGTGATCGCGGGTGAATACCTCGATTTGAACGTTTCGCCGGACGCTTTTGACCCGACATCGAGCGATATTACGCAGGCGGTGGACAAACAGACGGGTTTGACGCCGTCGGAAGAGGCTGAAGAGGTCTTTTTGCTGGAAATGCACGTCGATTACGACGTTCCGGGCTTCGAGGACTTGGACGAAGACGGCGAACCGACGGGAATTAAGCTGCCATTTTTGGTGACGATCGACGAAGTGACCGGTCGCGTGATCGGTGTGCGTCGGAATTGGGAAGAAAACGACGAATACAAGAAGCGCATACCGACTTTTGTGCATTACGTGCTGGTCGAGGGCTTGGGCGCGTACGGTTTAGGCTTTGTTCATCTGATTGGCGGCTTGTCGAAGAGCGCGACGATGGCGTTGCGACAGCTTTTGGACGCGGGGACGCTCTCGAATTTGCCTGCGGGCTTCAAAGCCAAGGGCGCGAGGATCGCGGATCAGGATAATCCGATTCAGCCGGGCGAGTGGCGTGACATTGATGCGGGTGGCGCGGAGTTGACGTCGTCGTTATTGCCGCTGCCGTATAAGGAGCCGAGTCAGACGCTGTTTGCGTTGTTAGGTTTTGTGGTCGAAGCGGGCAAACGGCTGGCATCGATCGCCGATATGCAGGTAGGCGAAGGCAATCAGATGGCAGCGGTGGGCACGACCATCGCGTTGCTGGAGAAGGGATCGACGATTATGTCGGCGATCCACAAGCGACTGCATTATTCGCAGAAGGTGGAGTTCCAGTTACTGGCAAAGGGCTTTGCGAAGTACCTGCCGGACGAATATCCGTATGAGGTTCCCGGCGCATCGCGCAAGATCAAGAAAAAGGACTTCAATGAACTGGTTGCGGTTCTTCCTGTTGCGGACCCGAACATCTTTTCGGTCGCGCAGCGGATCACTTTGGCGCAAACGCAGCTTCAGTTGGCGCAGAGCGCCCCGATGATGCACAACATGTACGAGGCATACTACCGTGTGTACTCGGCCATGAACGTGAGAGACATTGACGGTATCTTGAGGCCGCAGAATACGCAGATGCCGAAGGACCCGGCGCAGGAAAACGCCGATGTGCTGGACCAGATGGAGCTAAAAGCCTTCTCTGGGCAGCAGCACGACGCGCATATCTTGTCGCATTTGATCATGGGGCTGTCTCCGATGTTGCAGGCGAACCCGCAGGCCGCGATGACCTTGCAAAAGCATATTTTGGATCATGTGCGCAGGAAGGCGGAGGAGATCGTCGAGGCGCAGTTGTTCTCTGAGTACGGCGCGGACCCTGACAAGATGGTGTCCCCGATTCAGAAGGAGGGCATGATTGCGTTGGAAGTGGCAAAAGGCATGATGGAGTTGCGCCAGATTCAATCGCAGTTGATGGGTGAGGGACCTGATCCTGTGGTGCAGTTGAAAGAAGCCGAGATTCAGCAGCGCGCGCAGACGGATCAGGCGAGATTGCAGTTGGATGCGCAAAAACTGCAGGTAGAGCAGCAAAAGGCAGCGGAAGTGCAGCGCGCGAACATGGCACGGGTGGCGTCGCAGGAGAATATTGCGATGTTACGTGCGGATGTTGCGCGGGAGCGTTTGAACCAGATCAACCAACAGCAAGGAGCACGAAATGCCTCTTAAAAAAGGATCGAGCCAGAAGACAATTTCTGGCAATATTGGCGAGATGGTAACGAAATTCAAGAAAACTGGGTCGATTGGCACCAGTAAGCCTAAGGGTAAGAAGGCGGCGGTCAAACAGGCGGTTGCGATTGCTTTGACGACGGCGGGTAAGTCGAAAAAGATGGCAAAAGGCGGGGCGATGAAGGGTGTTCAGGGTCCTGCGATGGTTGTGAAGAAGAAAGACGGCAATAACCCCGTCAAGATTTACTGATTTTCAAGCTTTCCAGACGGTAGCTGAAACCGTCTGCTCTCATGGAGATTGACCATGCTGGAATTTGCGGAAGCAGTTCTGAAAGACCTTAGAACGTTGAGGTCGGACACTGAGGCCATGGTGTTAAATGGTTCAGTAGCCAACATGGAACGATATCGTTTCCTGATGGGCCGTCTGGAGGGGTTGAATTTGCTGGAAGAGGCGATCAAAGAGCGTCTCAAGAAGCATAACGATGACTTTTAACCAGAGAAGGAGGCTTGGATGGAAGCGGTAGAAGAAAAGTTGACAGCGCTTGAGCGGAAATGGCTAGAGGAGGCCCAAAACAAGGGGCCGACCATTGATGACGTGTTCAACGACGAGGGCAAGCTGCAAGAGGACAAGCTTGACGGTTCGGTTCGTGATCATCTGCCGCATCCTACGGGGTGGCGGCTATCCATTCTCCCGTATCGCGGCGCTCGTGTGTCCAAGGGCGGCATTGCCTTAGCGGACGAGACGCAGAAGAAGACCCAGCTGGGCACAACCTGTGGGTATGTGCTGGAAGCAGGTCCTTTGGCCTACTGCGATCAGGAAAAGTTCCCAACAGGACCGTGGTGTCAGCCCGGTGACTGGATCATTTTTGGCCGGTATGCGGGTTCGCGCATCCCGATCGACGGTGGGGAAATCCGTTTCATCAATGACGATGAAGTCTTAGGGATTGTGAGTGATCCTGAAGATATTTTGCATCTGACCTAAGGAGAGAGCGATGTCAACTGAACAACTTGAGTTCAACATCGGCGAAGGCGAAGAGCCTGCGGTGGTGGAGATGAATGAAGACGGCACCGATGCGAAGCTGTTGGACGCGCCGGAGCCGCCAGAGGTAGAGATTGAGCAACCTGCGCCGGAACCCGTACAAGAGCAGCGTCAGCAGGCGAAGGACCTCGACGAGTACAGCAGCAACGTCCGTAAGCGTATCGAAAAGCTAACTGCACGACTACGGGAGACTGAGCGTCGTGAGCAGGCGGCTATTGAATACGCTCGCGGGGTACAGGGCCGGATGACCCAATTGGAGCAGCAGTTCCGCCAGACGGATACGGAGCGGCTTCAGGAGGCAAACGGTCGGATTACGACGCAGATTGCCGCGTTGAAGCAAGTTATCCGTCAAGCGCGTGAAGAGGGCGACTTTGACACTGAGTCGGAGGCGCAGGAGCGGCTAACCGCCATTATGTTGGACCAGCGCCAGATTCAGGAGATGGCGGCGCAGCGCAAGCAGCAACAGGAGATGGCCGCTTGGCAAGCCCAGCAGCAACAGGTGGTACAACAGCAGCCACCGGTGCAGCAGGCCCAGAAGGAGCCCGATCCAAAGGCGGAAGAGTGGGCCGAGCGTAACCCTTGGTTTGGTTCAGATGTTCCCATGACCCATGCGGTGTGGGGGCTCCATCGTCAGTTGGTGGTTGATGAAAGATTTGACCCCCAAAGCGATGAGTATTATGATGAACTGGACAGGCGTATACGCGAAGCGTTTCCTCACAAGTTCCAAGGTGGAAACAGGGCTGCTGCGCCACAGCAGAATACTCAGAGAGCACGGGCCGCGCACTCCGTCGCTCCTGCAACCCGTTCGTCGGGGGTTAACAATGCGCGCCGTTCCGTCAAACTGACCCCAAGTCAGGTAGCGATGGCAAAGAAATTGGGTGTTCCGCTTGAGGAATACGCCAAATATGTAAAGGAGTAATACCATGGACAAACTTGACGTGCCTTCTTTAAATCGCAAGTCGCGTGAGGCTGATAGCCGCTCTGCAACTGCGCGCCGTAAACCGTGGGCCCCTCCTTCTAAATTGGATGCGCCTGCTGCGCCTCCGGGTTACAAGCATCGTTGGATCAGAGCAGAGGCAAACGGGTACGATGATCGTATCAACGTGGCTTCCCGCCTGCGCGAAGGGTATGAATTGGTTCGCTCCGATGAATATCCGGACTTTCTCGGTACTCCAATGGAAGGTTCTCGCCATGCTGGTGTTCTTGGCGTGGGTGGACTCTTGCTTGCTCGTATTCCTGAAGAGACGGTGGCAGAACGCAATGCGTATTACACCTCGCGCACCCGTGACCAATTGCAGGCTGTTGATAACGACTTGATGAAGGCGAATGCTCACGACAGCATGCGCATCAACAAGCCGTCACGTCAGTCACGAACGGTCTTTGGTAGCCCGAAGGCTGATGAGTAAACTTTTTTAAGGAATAGACAAATGGCAAACGTAGATAAAGCCTATGGTCTGCGTCCTCTTGGTAACCTGTCCGCAACTGGTGGTCAAAAGCAGTATGGCTACAACATTGCAGACAACCAATCTGGCGCGATCTATCAAGGCGACCTAGTCACTCTGGCTAGTGGCTATATTGTTAAATTTGACGCTGCATCGCACACCGCTGCGGTAGGTGTTTTCAATGGTTGCTACTACGTCGATCCGACGACTGGCAAACCAACTTGGAAAAACTACTATCCGGGTTCCGTCAACATTACTACCGGCACGATTCAAGCCGATGTAGTTGACGATCCTAGCCAGCTGTTTGTGATTCAGGCGGACGAAGACATTGTTCAGGCTGACATTGGCCTGAATGCCGGTATTGCTTACACCGCTGGTAGCTCTATTACCGGTCTGTCGGCAACCGAACTGGATTCGTCATCCGTTGCAAACACTTCAACTGGTGTTCTGAAGATTGTCGGCAAATACGACACTCCGGGCAACGCTCTGGGCGAGAACTACACCCAAGTCGTTGTGAAGATCAACGCGCATCTGTATGGCAGCGCGGGTGTTGCCAACACCGCACCCTAATAGGAGCTAAATCATGGCGATTACACGCGCACAACTTGTAAAAGAACTTGAGCCGGGTCTAAACGCCCTGTTCGGTCTTGAGTACAAGAACTACGAACAAGAGCACACACAAATCTACGACATTGAGTCGTCAGATCGTGCATTTGAAGAGGAAGTCATGCTGTCCGGCTTCGGTGAGGCTCCGGTCAAAACCGAAGGCGCTGGCTTGGCTTACGACACCGCGCAGGAAGTCTTTACTGCTCGCTACACCCACGAGACGATCGCTCTGGCGTTCTCTCTGACGGAAGAAGCGGTTGAAGATAACCTGTACGACCGTCTGGCTCGTCGTTACACAATGGCTCTGGCTCGTTCCATGGCTACCACCAAGCAGATCAAGGCTGCTTCTGTCCTGAACGGTGCTTTCACCACCTCTATCGGTGGCGACGGCGTCGCGCTTTGCTCGACAGATCACCCGATCATTGGCGGTCCTAACCAGAAAAACGAACTGGCAACTCCTGCTGACCTTTCCGAGACTTCTCTGGAACAGGCCATCATCGATATCCAGTCGCTGGTTGATGAACGCAACCTGAAGATCGCGATTCAGGGTCTGAAGCTGATCATCCCGAAAGAGCTTCAGTTCACCGCAGATCGCATCATGAAGTCCACCCTGCGTGTTGGCACTGCCGACAACGATATCAATGCCATCAAGAACATGGGCATGATTCCGCAGGGCTACACTGTCAACCACTACCTGACCGATCCGGACGCTTGGTTCATCAAGACCGACGCCCCGAACGGCATGAAGATGTTTGAACGTGTAACCATGAAGACCGCCTTTGAAGGTGATTTCGAGACTGGCAACATGCGCTACAAGGCGCGTGAGCGTTACAGCTTCGGCTTCTCTGACTGGCGCGGTATCTTCGGCTCGCCCGGCGCGGCCTAAGAGAAAAAGGGGAGCTTCGGCTCCCCTTTTCTTTTACAGCCAGTCGTGTATATTGGCATTATTCCGGGGTTATCCGGCATATCTGACAGTCCCGGCTGACGACATGCAGACAGATATGCCACAAATCTCGCATGTGAGGATATCAAAATGGCAAGAACTACGTTCTCGGGCCCAGTTGCATCTGACAACGGTTTTATTTCGGGCTCCGCTACTTCCCCTGTTACAGTCACCACCGCTGGTAATGTGTCGAGCTCGTACGTTACAAGTTCGGCAACGACTGGTGACACCCGTCTAAACTACAGCCGTCTGGACATCACTTCGACCGGTTCGGGCGAAACACTCCGTGCATTCACGCGTGTGACTGCTGCAAATGCAGCAACTGGCGGTACTGTCAACGGTGCGCATATTTCTTTGTCCATCAATGGTAGCGGCACGGTTTCAGGCGCAGGCAATGCCCTTCGCGTCACTCTGGGCGGTACTTCGACCAACCCCGGTGGCACCATTGCTGCTCTGCAATTGGATTCTGATTTTGCTACTGGCGGCACTTGGACCAACGCTTCGTATCTCCGGATGACCAACAGCGGCAGTGGCACTATCGACACTTTCGCTGTATTCCCTGATGCTATGGTTGCAGGGGAATCCGCAGCGGCTGTTTCGCATGTGATTCCTATTAAAGATGCTTCGGGTAATACCTATTATCTGATGGTATCGAGCGCTGCTTAATGGATATCACTAAAGAGTATCTGCTGGCGGAAATTGCGAACATGGAGAAGCAACGGAATCACGCGCATGACGTGGCCGTTGCAGCGCAAGCTGCAATTGATGTGTTGAACTCCTTGATCGCACGGCTGGATTTACCAGAGTCAGAGAATACGGAAGGACTACAGCAATGAGTTTTGCAAGTGATATTTCGGCGGTAACGAAGACCACTTCTGACGATGCTATTGGTGGCAGGACGCGTGTACAGGGTGTGTATTACACATGCAGTGGCACGGCATCGTCCTTTGCGCTGAAGAATGGCAGCACAAGCGGCGGCACGGCGTTGATTACGATCAATACCCCCGCAGCAGCGGGAGCGGTTGATTTGATCTTCCCGGACGATGGCATTCTTTTTACCGATGGTGTCTACATTGATTTTGCAGATGCTGAAGTAAAAAGCGTTACTTTGCTTTTTGTAGGCGGAGCAGCGGCCTGATTATGGCGACTAAGAAGTCCAAAGGGATGGGGATTGCCACCTCGGTGAAGTCAGGCAACTTTCGGCCTACTAAGGCCGGAGCGGGCATGACTAAGCAAGGCGTTGCAGCGTATCGCCGCGCTAATCCGGGTAGCAAACTTCAGACTGCTGTGACTGAAAGTAATCCGTCAGGTGCGCGCGCGAAGCGCCGTAAATCGTTTTGTGCGCGTTCTGCTGGGCAGATGAAAATGTATCCAGAGGCAGCTAAAGACCCAAATAGCCGAATACGTCAAGCGCGTCGTCGGTGGAAATGTTGAGGAGTTTGCGGTGCAATTGGCGGAAATATGGAGCGCGGGACTTACTATTTTGATTGGCATCTTGGGGTATATGATGCACGAGAAGTTTAGTGAGCTTGCAAGAGTTACGATTCTTTTGAATCGCACACGCGAAGAGATCGCTCGTGACTCGGTGACTAAAGCCGAGGTCGAGAAGATCACTGAGCATATTGACCAGCGATTCAATCGTATCGAAGAAAAGATCGATCGATTAATCGAGCGTAGATAGGTCAGTAATCAAACCCAAAAGAGAGGCGAAGACATGAAAAAGTCTGTACCGAAGGGGATGCACAAAATGCCTGATGGTTCTTTGATGAAGAACTCGGATATGGCAGGTCGCGCGATGAAGAAAAAAGGCGCGGATGCAAAAGGTCGTGCGATGAAGAGCGGCAAAACGGGCTATGGCGGTGTCATCGCCATGGGTATGAAAAAGGGCGGTAAAGCTAAGAAAGGAATGTGATCATGGCTGGACGTGGAATGGGTGCTGCTACTAAAGGTGGCGGCTGCGTGGAGAGCGGTCCTCGCAACAAGATGATGTCAAAAACCAGCAACAAAACTGGCCCTGTGATGATGAAAAACGGCGGTGCCGTTAATCAGCACAAGAAGATGGCAATGGGCAAGAAGATGATGGGTGGCGGCATGGTCAAGGGCTATAAAAAAGGCGGTATGTGCTAAATGACTACCTCAGGTACAACAGTATTCGACCTCCAAATCGAAGAATTGATTGAGGAAGCGTTTGAGCGGTTGGGCATGCAAATGACCAACGGCAAACAGCTTTCTACTGCTCGTCGTTCTTTAAATTTGATGTTTTTGGATTGGGCGAATCGTGGGTTGAACCTGTGGACCATTGATTTAGCTACGTACAATCTGGTGCAAGGAGATACCGAAATCTCCTTGCCTACAGATACGGTAAACGTTCTGTCTGCCGTTATACGTTTAACAGGACAAAGTCCTGCTACAGATATCATCATTGAACGCATCAGCCGGGCCGAGTACTTGAACGTCCCGGACAAGACGACGCAAGCGCAGCCTGCGCAGTATTACGTTCAGCGTACAAACGTCCCCAAGGTGTTTTTGTATCCCACACCAAACCAGCCTTACCAGCTGCGGTATTACCGCATTCGCAGGATTCAGGATGCGGGGGCGTACACGAACACTTCCGACGTTAACTTCCGGTTCTTGCCTTGTTTGGCAGCGGGGTTGGCGTACTACTTGTCGTTGAAATATGCGCCGGAGCGCACGGTGATGATGAAACAGTTGTACGAAGAAGAGTTTGCTCGTGCGGCTGCAGAGGATAGGGATATAGCAAGTGCTTACTTCGTTCCGGAGCTAGGGGCGTAGTGTGGCGTTTGCAACAGGAAAATTTTCGTTTGGATTATGCGACTACTGTGGTCAGCGTTATCCATACAACGTATTAAAGAAGAACTGGCGTGGGTTTAAGGTTTGCCCGGATGATTATGAGCCGAAGGAGCCGCAGTTAGACCCTTTGCGTTACAAGGGTGACGCGATAGCACTGCAGGAGCCGAGGCCCGATCGGATTGAACCTACGACGGTGTTTGTTGGAATGCCTGCTGATTCAGCGTTTCAGAGCAGGGGCAGTGTGTTTGCGGCGCAGAATATCACGGACATGCGACCGTACCCATTGCAGGCCCCTCCTGTTGGATATGGAGCGGTGGGGAATGTGACGATTGTGATTACTTAGCCATGACTTACGACGAACTGGTTACTAACATACGAAATTACACGGAGGTCGGAAGCAACGTCTTCACGAACTCGGTGATTAATACGTTTATCACCATGGCTGAGAACCGCATTCTTAGGGACATTGACTTGGATGTCTTTAAGAAAGAGGTTACTGGATCGATGACGTCGGGTAATAAGTTTTTGACTGCGCCTACTGATCTGTTGACGCACCGTTACATGATGATAACGAACGCGAGTGGTGAGCAGATTTTTCTAGGCTTCCGCGACACTTCGTTTATGAAGGAATACTGGGCGGATGGCTCGGATACGGGGACGCCCAAGTATTACTCGGTGTGGGATCAGAACACTTTCTATGTCGCACCTACGCCCAATGCGAGCTTTACGGTTGAGCTTGGATACATCTACCGTCCCGCGCAGTTGTCATCAACCAATACGGAAACTTGGGTGAGCATTAATGCGCCTGAGGCGCTTTTGTATGCGTGTTTGATACAGGCGTACAGCTACACGAAGGGGCCTCCTGACATGTTGGCCTATTTCGACAACAGCTACAAGCAAGCATTGCAGGGTCTGGGCATTGAGCAGCAGGGTCGCCGTCGTCGTGACGAGTACAGAGACGGTATGGTTCGTTTGAGGGTTAAATCGGAGTCACCGGGACCATGATGAGTGCAGGCGGAGGCGTTTTACTCGGCGAAATAAAGGCGGTTTCTGTTTCCGGGCGGGGGTTTACCCCGGAGGAAGTAGCGGAAATGGCTTTGGAGAAGATTGTTTATATCGGAGAGGGTTCGCATCCGGTCATACGTGATCAGGCGGAGGCTTTCCGTACTCAGATTCGTGCGGTACTTGTACGATACATGCGTCAAGCGGTAACTTCGCATAACACAACCCTTGCAAATCGTTTACGCGAGGCGGGGCATCCCGAATTGGTAAAACTCTTGGAGAACTGACATGGCAGGATTTACAACAGCAATGCCAACGTCTTTCAAGGTAGAAATCTTGAAGGCTGTGCATAACTTTACGGCGTCTACGGGCAATACTTTTAAGATCGCTTTAGGCAAGGCTACCGCGTCGGTCACAGGCACTTATGGTGCGGCGACGACCAGCTACACCGATTTGACGGGTAATTCGGATGAGCTTGCCAACGGCAATGGCTACACGACCGGGGGTAACACGCTAACGTCTGTTACGCCTGTGGCGGATGGCACCACAGCGGTCTGTGATTTTGACAACACGACTTGGTCGGCTGCGACGTTCACAACTTCTGGCGCGATCATTTATAACGACACGGCTACCGGCGATCCAGCATGTGCGGTGTTGGATTTTGGTGGCGATCAGCAGGTAAGTTCAGGGGACTTTCAGATTCAATTCCCCGCAGCGGCTGCGGCAACGGCAATTATTCGGATTGCTTAATAGGAAGACGATGTGGCTGACTATGTCGGATGGGGTTCGGGCCCGTGGAGCCGTGGCTCTTGGGGCCTTGATCTTGATGAGCTAGCGGTAACCGGTGTCTCTGGCACCGGTGCTGTAGGCACAGTCAGCTTTGCTATATCGATTGTACCGACGGGTGTTGATGGAACGGGTTTAATCGGTGGTTTCGTTGTACAGGTTGACGACGTCGTTGTCCCGAACGGTGTTGAAGCAACAGGTGCGGTAGGTACGGTTGGTATTTACACGTTCCAGTCGTATACGGTTTCTGGTGTTGAAGGAACTGGAGCGGTAGGGGATACTGTACCCAATGTGCTCTTTACGGTTAGTGGTATCAGTGGTACGGGTGCGGTTGAGCCGGTCGCACTGCAGATTGACAGTAATGTCACGATAACTGGGGTAGCGGGAGACAGTTTTGTTGGTGTTGTTACGCTGCAGTTTGACGCTAATGTTAGTGTTACTGGCGTAAGTGGCATAGGTGCGATTGGCACGGTAACCACAGAGACTGACGATGCGGTTCTAGTTACGGGCGTATCGGGAATAGGACAGCTTGGCGTTGTCTCGATTGAGATTGATGATAGCAAGTTAGTTACAGGCGTTCAGGGCACGGGCGCGGTAGGGACGGTTCTAATACGCGGTTGGACGGTTGTAGATGATTCTCAAACCATAAATTGGGTTGCGGTCAATGATGCGCAGAGCATTACTTGGGTAGAAGTGGACGCGGCTTAATAGGGGTAAAAAATGGCAAGTACATATAGTGATTTAAAGTTTGAACTGATTGCCACAGGAGAGCAGTCAGGCACTTGGGGCACTACGACCAATACCAACTTAGGCACTGCGATAGAACAGGCGATCACTGGTAGTGTTGATATTACGTTTGCGAGTGCTGATGTCACGTTAACGCTTACTGATACTAATGCTGCACAGAACGCTCGTGCTTTGCGTTTAAATCTGACGGGTACTTCGGGCGGCGCAAGAAATCTGATCGTACCGGCGATTGAGAAGCAGTACATCGTCAGCAATGGATTGGCAGACGCTGTCACTGTTAAAAACTCTACGGGCACCGGTATCGCGGTCCCTGCGGGCAAGACAATGGTGGTGTTCAATGACGCAACCAACGTGGTTGATGTGACGACCTATGCGTCTTCTCTGACACTGGGCACTGCGTTGCCGATCACTTCTGGTGGTACAGGAACAACTTCGACGACGTTTGTAAATCTTGCTTCGAACGTAACAGGCACGTTGCCGGTAGTAAACGGTGGCACCGGGCAAACCACATACACCGACGGGCAGCTTTTAATTGGTAACAGCACGGGTAACACCCTAGCTAAGTCCACGTTGACCGCAGGCTCTGGTGTAACAATCACTAATGGTTCAGGGTCGATTACGATTTCTGCGACAGGATCGGGTGGTGATGCTGTCTTAGCAAACAATAACGCCTTTACTGGTGCGAATACGTTCTACAACAATACCGGTCAAACTATTGGAACAGGCACATCGACGCAAGACGGATTGATTCTGGCAGGTCGAGCTGGTGGTAGTTCTTCGTATCGCGTGACATTACAGCCCACTACTTTAACTGCAAGTAGAACGCTAACCCTGCCAAACGTCACAGATACCATAGCGACAATTGGGTCGCCTCAAACATTCACAGCGTTACAAACTTTCTCGGGCGCATCCAGTACCCTGTCGTCAAAGTTTCTAAACGCACTTGAAGCTATTACGGTATCTGCTACTGGGGCGACTGGAACGATTAACTATGATGTCACTACCCAATCAATCATTTACTATACGACTGATGCTGCCGCAAACTGGACGGTAAACTTTAGAGCAAGTAGCGGCACATCATTAGATTCTGCGATGTCAACTGGTGAAAGCATCACATTGGCTTTTCTGGTGACGCAGGGGGCTACGCCGTATTACAACAATGCGGTTCAAATTGATGGCAACGCAGTTACCCCTAAATGGCAAGGTGGGACAGCCCCAACAAGTGGTAATGCTTCAAGCATAGATGCCTACGTTTACTCTATCGTAAAGACGGGCGCTGCCACGTTTACTGTATTTGCTTCTCAAACTAAGTTTGCGTAAGAGGAAATAATGCCTATTGTCTCGCGTTTGGCTGCAATGACCTCGCGTGCGTGGGGTCAGTTTAAGGTTACCGCTGCGTCGTTAGCTGGTAATTATTTATATGTGTGGGGACAAAATAGCTCGGCTGGGAATTTAGGTATTGGTTTGATTTCGGGAAGCGCAGTTGCTCGTAGCTCACCTGTGGCGGTTGCTATAAACAAAACTTTTGTTGAGGTCGGAGCTAATAGTCATGTCGTAGCGGTTGATTCTTCTGGGCAGCTATGGGCATGGGGGCCAAATAGCGTAGGTCAACTTGGGGATGGAACTACTACTGCAAAATCCTCTCCAGTTCAAATTGGAACGCTTACTGATTGGGATCAAATAGAGGTTGCTACACAATCAGTTTTGGCAATTAAAACAGATAACAGTTTGTGGGCGTGGGGCGCAAACGGTAGCGGTAGATTAGGAGATGGAACCAGTATTAACAAATCCTCTCCAGTTCAGATTGGGACGCTTACTGATTGGAGTATTGTTGGGATGGCGTTGGGTAATGCGGCGGCTGTCAAAACAGATGGTACTTTATGGGTTTGGGGAGCAGCATCAAGTGGCGCTCTTGGAAATGGAACAACTACTCCAAATGTATCATCTCCCATTCAAGTAGGAACACTAGCAACATGGAGCACAGCCTCTGCGGGGAATAGTTTTGCTCATGCTATTTCAAATACGGGGAATTTGTGGGGCTGGGGAATAAACACTAGTGGGCAACTCGGGGACGGTACAGCCACGAACAAATCCTCTCCAGTGCAGATTGGGGCGCTATCGGATTGGAGCGTCATTTCTGCTGGTTCTCTGTCTTGGTTGGCTATAAAAACAGATGGGACGCTTTGGTCTTGTGGATCAAATATTTATGGGCAGATTGGTGACGGCACAACAACAAACAGATCGTCGCCAGTGCAAATTGGCACTTTGAATACTTGGGTTGAAATTGACATCAATGCAGAATCTTGTTCTGCCAGAAGGTCAGATGGAACAGTTTGGGTTTGGGGGAGAAATGGGTCTGGTCAACTCGGTTTAAGTGATAGCGCAAACCGTAGTAGTCCTACTCAACTTGGGACTCGGTCTGATTATACAAAAATTTCAGTGGGAACAGCTTCTTCACTATTTGTAACAAGTGATAATTACAACTGGTCAGCATTTGTTAATACGGCTAGTGGGCAAATTGGCGCTTCTAGTAACAATACTCCTCTGCCCGTAGCAACACTAACAACAAAGTATGCCGATGTTCAGCGTACTGACAATCAAATGACCGCTGTTTCTACAGACGGTAAGTTATGGACTTGGGGATTGAATAATGCAGGTCAACTGGGTAATGGCACAACAAATAATGAGTCTTTGCCAACTCAAGTTGGAACGCTAACGACTTGGGCGTCAACTACAAAGTTTGGTCAGTCTACACCCGGAGCAATTAAATCAGACGGTACGTTGTGGACATGGGGCTACAACAATCAAGGAAACTTAGGCAATAGCACTTGGGGAACGGCAGACCAATATTTATACTTCCCAACCCCTTTTACAGACAGGCAATACTCCGATTTTAGTTATGGCACTGCTGCCTACTTCATTTCGAATGGCGCTTTGTATGCGTGTGGCAACAATAACTATTACGAAGTTGGTGATGGCACAACCGTATGGAGAAGCTCACCCGTTCAAATAGGCACTCAGACTGATTGGTCAAAGGTGTCTGCGGGTAGTCAATTTGGGCTTGCGATAAAAACGGATGGGACTTTGTGGTCATGGGGTATTGAGGCTGGTTTGGTTCAAGGCCCAGAGGTTACAAACCTTGCAAACACTGTATCGTTCTCCTCTCCAGTTTTAATCCCTATTACTTTTGGAAGTTTGCCAGAAGGAGTTTCATACTTCAATGCGCTTGCCCTTTCCATAAACAACTACATGTTTGCTTGGGGTAGAAATTCAGAATACGAATGTGGTGACGGAACTCTTACAAAAGTCACTGCCCCAAAAATGATTGGTACATTAACATGGTCACAAACGTCTAGTGGAAACTACCATTCTCTCGCAATTGGGTCAGACAACACGTTATGGGCTTGGGGATATAACAATTCCGGTCAACTAGGACTTAACGACACAGACTCAAGATCATTCCCTGTACAAGTTGGAACGCTTTCAGATTACTCAAAAATAGCTGGCGGAAGAACGACAAGTTATTTTATTAGAAGTGGTCAGCTTTGGGCTACTGGAGCAAATAATCTTGGACAATTAGGAGATGGGACTACCACTAATAGATCATCCCCCGTTCAAATTGGAACATTAAATAATTGGAGTCAAGTTTTTGCTACTGAAGACTGGACTACTTTTGCTATAAAAACCGATGGTACGTTATGGGCTTGGGGTAGCAATAATTACGGGCAGATTGGAGATAACACTTCAACTAATAGATCATCTCCAGTTCAAATTGGAACCCTTACAACGTGGGCTACCGTTTCTAACGGTGGATATAGTGCGCTTGCAGTCAAAAATGATGGAACATTGTGGGCTTGGGGGTATAACGGTAGTGGTCAGCTAGGTGATGGCACTGCAACGAGTAAATCTTCACCTGTTCAAATTGGCACTCTGACAAATTGGTCAAGGGCGTACTTGGGAACAAGTCACGCGGTTGCAGTAAAAACAGATGGAACCATTTGGTCTTGGGGAGGTGGTAGTTATGGACAATTAGGAACTGGAAGCACAGTAGCACGGTCTTCGCCAGTTCAAATTGGAACGCTCACCAATTGGACGCAGGCTGTCGCATCTAACCTTAGAAGTTTTTTCCTAAATACTTCTGGTGAAGTATGGGGTTGTGGGGATAATGTTGTTAGTACCGCTGGTGGCCCATATCCCGGTCTTGGCCTTTCAGGTGGATTTTTTGCTCCTGTTCCACTTCAAGTTGGCACGGATAATACTTGGGCAGACATTTCGGCAGGTCAGCGGCACTCATTGCTTCGTAAAAACGATAAATCGCTATGGTCGGCTGGCGGAAATCAGTACGGGCAACTAGGACAGGGAGATACTGTAAGTAATTATCGTCTGCGTCAGGTTGGCACATTAACTAACTGGGACAAACTTGCGGCATCGGGCGGCGCATCCGGCTCTGATGGTTCTTCTTTTGCTATTAAAGACGACAATACTTTGTGGTCTTGGGGGATGAATACTAATGGTGTTTTAGGTTTAGGAGATACGACAGATAGAAGTAGCCCAGTCCAAATTGGAACGCTATCAAATTGGTCTAAGATAAAACTAGCAAGTGATGCTGCCGGTGCGATTAATGCCATCAAAACAGATGGTACTTTGTGGGCTTGGGGAAGAAATTCAGATGGTCAATTAGGGCTTAATGACACGACCTCTAGGTCATCCCCTGTTCAAGTTGGGACGCTTACTGATTGGGCTTATGCTTTTGGTGCATACCAAAACTCTTATTTTGTAAAAACAGACAACACTTTATGGGCAGTAGGTAAATATTACCAACTTGGCGATGGCACCACCGTAGATAAATCCTCCCCTGTTCAAATAGGCACGGGATATTCGGGTTTACTTGGAGGGTCGGCATCTGGTGATACTTCTTTTCAAAACATAGGTGTTGGTGTTGCACAGAAAACGGATAACACGATTGCCTCGTGGGGTTATGGCTATGCGGGGCCGAGTAATAACTACAGTACACCTCCTGCGTATATTTATTCAACATCAATTTCATCTCCAGTGCAAATTGGCACGCTAACCAATTGGGTATCGGGTAATCTCAAAGATGACGGTACTTTATGGACATGGGGTTTAAACCAAGATGGGCAGTTAGGTTTAGGAGATACTTTTACAAGGCTTTCTCCTACTCAAGTCGGCACGCTAACTGACTGGAGGTATATAGAGGCTTCCTACAATGCCAATGATGGATTTATGGGTGCGTTGCGTACAAACAATACCCTATGGATGTGGGGTAATGGAGTGGGAGGCCGACTTGGAAATGGTTCAACGGCTGCACAATCTGTTCCTGTTCAGGTTGGTACGTTAACGAATTGGAGCAATATTGCGCTTGGTAACTCACATACGGTTGCGGTTAAAACTGACGGTACATTATGGGCATGGGGGCTTGGCTCTTCTGGGCAAATTGGAAACGGAAGTACAGCATCTAGGTCTAGCCCAGTGCAAATTGGAACACTAACTAGCTGGGTAGATGTTTGGGCTACATCCACTACATCCTATGCCATAAAAAATGACGGAACTATTTGGGCATGGGGTCTTGGCACCAGTGGGCAACTTGGGGATGGCACAAATTCCAGTAAATCCTCTCCAGTGCAGACGGGAACTTTAACTACGTGGGCGGGTGGTATCAAAGGGCCGGGTAACTCATTTACTGGAGCATTCTCTACCGTATGACAACAGAAACCACCGATCTTGCTTTAGAGGCAGCAATTCAAGGCCATCCAGACATAGCCGAAAACCTGTTGCGGGAGAAGCTGAAAGAGCACCCCAACGACCCTCGCATCATATTCAACCTTGGTTGGCATGACATGCGGCACGGTAAGCTGCGGCAAGGTTTCAACGGCATGAATGCCGGGCGGTTCATCAATGTGTTTGGGTCACCTGCGCTGTCAGGGAAAATATGGGCAGGCGAGGATTTGCAGGGTAAGACCTTATTGTTCAGGTCTGAGGGCGGTCATGGCGACGAAATCATGAACGTCAGATTTGCTAGAGATTTTGAAGAGCTTGGCGCAAGAACGATTGTTTCCTGCCATCCAAGTTTGATGGGGTTCTTTTCTGACAATGGATTTACTACCGTATCCACGGCAGCGGCTGAACAAAACCTAGTCTATTACGATTACTGGGTGCCCGGTATGTCTGCTGGATACGCCATTGGATACGAATACGAAGACATGCAAGGCAAGCCCTATTTGACGGCACCCAAGCGCGATATGTATGAGCGTCCGGGCACGTTAAAAGTGGGCATCAAGTGGTCTGGCAATCCTCAGTTTGAGCACGAGCAGCACCGCAGGTTCGACCCTGAGATGTTAATCAATTTGCACACTATTCCGGGTGCAACCTTTTATGCGCTACAGCGGGATCACGACACAAAAGAGTTCCTCCCCTTTGGCGACTTAAAAGATCAGCTTGTAGACTGGAGGGCAACCGCCAGCATCTTATCTAGCTTGGATTTGGTAATTACGTCTTGTACGTCGGTAGCTCACTGTGCAGCGGCGTTGGGGGTTGAGACTTGGGTAATCGTGCCTGCGCTCCCATATTACTGCTGGGCATTGCCCGGCGATACATCACCTTGGTATGATTCAGTCCGCTTATTTAGGCAGAAGACCTATGGTGATTGGGAGCCTCCATTGCTTGCGGTAAGGCAGGCATTAGAGGAAAGGTTGCAACTAAAACAAGCCGCATAAGGAGCTGTTATGAGAAATTCTTGGTGCAAAGTTGAAAATGGGGCTGTGGTTGATGGCCCTCGTGCGTGGAATAACAACACCCCGCCTGACAATACTTGGTTGCCTCACTTTTTAGAGGACACTGACAACACGGCATACGATCTGTTTGTTGGGTCTCATCATGAGGTTCGAGGGGATCAGGTGGTAGAGGTAAAAGACTATCGCCCTAAAACCCAAGACGAGATCAATGAAGAGTTGTCGCAAATTAAACGCATGGCTTCAGAGGCGATAGCTCTGTCAGACACAAAGATCGCTGAAGGTAACAACGTAGACGCTTGGGCTGAGTACAAGCAGGCTTGGTCTGCATACACTGACGTTACCACTTTGGACAATTCACGAGTATGGCCTACTGAACCTATGGAGTGACAATGCACCTTCTTGTCGTGCTGCAAACACATTCAAAAGGAGATAGCCAGCACTATCTCAAAATGCACGAGATGAAGCGGTATTGTGGTGAAGATAAGCCGGAGGTGACACGACGATGTGTTGCCTCTCTTATCGACACGATGAACCACGCAAAGTCTACGGTGCCAAACTTAGAAATAGAACTACAAGTATTTGACGATCATTCTGATGAAGAGTCAGTTGGCTACCTAAAAGCCAATTTGGAGAGAGCAAATTTCCCCGTACAGCTTGAGCATTTAGAAACATACGGCATCATGCCGTCTATTCTGCGTTGCTATGAGCATGGAAGAGATCACGGTAAAGAGTGGGTATATTTTGCCCAAGACGATTACCTTTACGACGAAACAGCTATCCATAAGATGCTGAAAGCATCGGTGGAGTTTAGCAATAACATGGGTCGTCCTGTCTCCATCTACCCCTTCAACGATCCTTATAAATACATGCCAGAGAATGTGGTCGTTCGTAGCCACATCGTTAGATCGTCTGACCGGCATTGGCGCACTCAAATCATGACGGCCTCGTGCTTCATGACTCATCTATCTGTCATCAAAACTGAGTGGCATTTGTTTGAGAAGATGGGTAAGTCGGAAGTGTCTGGCGTGATGGAAGATGAGTCTATCAACCAGTTGTTCAGAAGCAGGGGGTACTACCTATTCGTTCCCATGCCTTCTTTGGCTTTGCACATGCAATACAGCACGGAGTACGATCCGTTCATTGACTGGCGTGCGTGGTGGGATAAGTACAACAAATCAGACAAGGCAAATATCAATAAAGCCCTAGATTCTGTTTTGAATATTGGGTCTGGGATGTCTTCTGTTCAAGACGTTCCATACGCTGATGACTTAAAGCACCTGCATGAGTACCGGCTCGACTTGGATAAGCAGTCTAACCCAGACATTGTTGCAGACATTACAGACCTTCGGTCAATTGAAGATGCTTCTGTAAATGCTATCTACGCCTCTCACTGCATAGAGCACGTTGACTATCATCTGGTAAAGACTTGCATCAAAGATATGCTGAGGATTACTAAGCCCGGCGGCAAGATTAGGATCATTGTCCCCAACTTAAAAATGCTGGCGGCAAAGATTGCTGATGGTGATCTGCTAGATACTTTGTACATGAGCGGTGAAGGCCCGATCAGTGCGTTGGATATTCTATATGGGCATCGAGCATCAGTGGCTGATGGCAAGGAAATGATGCGGCACAAGACAGGGTTTACCGCCAAGTCTATGGGCAGTCTCCTGCAAGAGCTTGGGCTTACGGACTATGTATTAGATGAGCCGGGGTTAGACCTTGTGGTGACAATAAATAAGCCATGACCATCGTGTTCACAAACGGATGTTTTGACATCTTGCATCGTGGGCATGTGGAGTATTTAAAAGCATCAAGACAGCTTGGGGATAGGCTAATTGTCGGGGTGAATTCCGACAGTTCGGTACGGCGGCTAAAGGGTAAAGAAAGACCGTTTAACACGGTTGATGACCGAGTCGCCGTGCTGAAGGCACTGCGTTTTGTAGACCAAGTTGAGGTTTTTGAAGAAGACACGCCACTGCGCCTAATAGAGCAAATTAAGCCAGACATCATTACAAAGGGAGGGGACTACGAAGAGAGAGACGTAGTCGGATATGGGATTTCTAAAGTTGTAATAGTCCCATTTTTAAGCGGATACTCAACAACAGGAATTTTGCAAAATGGAAAAAGCTAAAAAAGAAATAGTGCAAAAAGGCTGGGGGCATGAAGAGATATGGGCTAGTACCTACGGGTACGCCGCAAAGATTTTGCACTTTAAAGAAGGCGCAAAGTTCTCAATGCACATGCACAAGGTTAAAGATGAGACTTGGTATGTGTTAAATGGCACGTTTCGATTAGTTGTTATTGATACCAAAAACGCCAAGCATGAAGAAATCATCCTAAACGCTGGAGACGTCTGGCGAAATCATCCTATGGTGCCACACCAATTGTTTTGCTTAGAAGAGGGCAAGATTATTGAGGCATCTACAGCGGATTCGGTTGAGGATAACTACAGGGTCTTGCCGGGGGATAGCCAGCTATGAAAGCGTTGGTGATTGGCGATGGGTGTATTGATGAGTACCGCTATGGCTCAATCAACAGGGTAAACCCAGAGGCTCCAGTTCCGCTATTGAACTTTACGCACTCCGAGTCTCGGTTGGGCATGGCCTATAACGTCGCTGCTAACTTGGCGGCGTTTGACGTAAAGGTTGAAACAAATATCCCATCTGAACAATTATCTAAAAAGATTAGATACGTAGATGGTAAGTCTGGTCGGATGCTGATGCGAGTGGATGAGGATGTAAAACCACAATCGCTCAGGCATAACGACTACTCAGCCTACGACTTTATTGTTATTTCTGACTACGACAAGGGCTTTTTGTCTTACGAAGACATTCACCAGATACGACAAAAATTTGATGGCTTAATCTACCTCGACACCAAGAAAAAGTCTCTCTCAAAGTTCAAAGACATTTACATAAAGATTAACAGCGTTGAGTTTCTATCGTTGGAGTCTAGCCCAGATTTTGAGAACTTGATTGTCACGAATGGGCAGCATGGCTGTTTGCACATGGGTTTGCGGTATGCCGCATCAAAGTCGGATGTCATTGATGTCTGCGGCGCTGGAGATACATTTTTGGCGGCATTTGCTTATACCCATTTCAAGACGAGAGACATGAAGCAGGCTTTAGAGATGGCAAATAAATGCGCTGGGATAGCTTGTTGTCATTTAGGCGTTTACGCTTTGACTAAAGAGGATGTTGAGTGCGTATTCTGATAACAGGCCACAAAGGATTCATTGGTCAAAACATGGTCAAGGCTTTGGAAGACCATGACTTGTCTTTGTGTGAGCGCGACGATGGGTACAGCTTAGAGGGTGTGGACAGGGTTATCCACTTAGGCGCTATATCTGACACTACGTGCGATGACTGGGAGGCATTGAGTTACTACAACTGCGAGTTTTCTAAGGTTCTTATTGACCGCTGCCAAACCTTTGGAATTCCTTTGCAGATTGCGAGTTCGGCTTCTGTGTATGGGATTGATAACACAACTTTCCGAGAAGGCGATGTCTGCAAACCAGCGAACTTGTATGCCAAATCCAAGCTGTTGATTGAGGAGTACGTTAGAGGGTTAGATGTAAAGGCACCAGTTCAATTGTTTAGGTACTTTAATGTTTATGGGCCTCATGAAGACCATAAGGGGAATCAAGCGTCGCCTTTCCATAAATTTGAGCAGCAGGCTAAATCTGGTGTGATTACTGTATTTGAAAACAGCGGAAGTTACCGGCGAGACTTTATCCATGTGGAAGAGATCATTCGCCTACACAAGCGGTTTTTTGAAATCAATGAGTCTGGGGTATGGAACTTTGGCACGGGTAAGACACTTAGCTTTTTGGAAATAGCTGAGACGTTTGCCAACAAATACAGCGCCGTTATTAAAGAAATACCGATGCCTCAAAACTTAGCAAATAAGTATCAAAAATACACGAAAGCTGCTTTGTCTAAATTGGAAAAAACTTTTGATAATGAAGCACTTACATTATGATATTGACGTAAAAGGTCTTTAACGCATAGACATGTACTGTGGACCCATTAACGCTTTTAGCCGCTGCCAATGCTGCTGTCGCGGCTGTAAAGAAAGGATGCCAGCTTTACAAAGAGATCAAGGGCGCAGCGGGTGACGTCAAAGACGTGCTGGATGACCTAAAAGAGCAGTACAACAAGATTGTTGATCCGACGCCGGTGCAGAAGCAGCAGTACCACGCCGAAGTGCAGCGGGTGCAGGAGATAGCGAAGTCCGATCCCAACGATGTTTACACCCAAATTGGAGATCAGTTAGGTGTATTGATGGATAGCTATGATGCGTTGAGTAAGGCGTTACTGGCAGAACAGATGGAAGGCAGCAAGGTATACAAAGGTGACGAGAGTATTGGTAGACGGGCACTGCGGCGCATTATCATAACGACGAGACTAGATGCGATGTTGGCTGAGATACGCGAAACCATGGTGTATAGGGCTCCGCCGGAATTGGGCTCACTTTGGAGCAAGTTCGAAGACATGTGGCAGACCATCGTCAAAGAACAAGATGCAGCACATGCCGAGGAACTTAGACTGATACAAATCGCAAGATGGCGACGCAGAAAAAGAATAGCGGAAATCAGGGCAAAACTAACGTGGATTTCAGCCGTGGTTTTCGTAGTAGCGTGGGCAGTGGGGCTGATGTGGCTGACAACAAAAAGCGCGATGATGAAAACGTCCCTTGGTCATTGATTGTGGTGGTGATGGCTGTCTTATTAATGTTCTTCATCATCATGCCTGTCTTGGCGTTTATGTATTACGACATGTACCACGCGACGCAGGCAGCGGTGCACGAGATCAGAAAGATGAAGGAACTCCGCAAGGAAATACAGATTGAAAGGATGTATGGGAAATGATTACCCTTGCGCAGTTTAAGAAGTTTGCCCCCAACAGCAAGTACCAACAGCAGTGGTATGACACGTTGTTTGGTCCACAGACCGAGCTACGTGGCAAATCACTTTTGCAAGAGTACGAGATCAATACCCCAAAGCGTATTGCTGCGTTTTTGGCGCAATGTGCGCATGAGTCCGGCGGGTTCGTCTTTGTCACGGAGAACCTAAACTACAGCGCCTCTGGCCTGATGCGCGTCTTCCCGAAGTATTTCCCTGATATGGCAACCGCCAAGCAATACGAGCGCAATCCGCAGAAGATTGCGAGCCGTGTTTATGCCAATCGCATGGGCAACGACAACGAGAACAGCCTAGAGGGCTGGAAATTTCGCGGACGCGGGATTTTGCAGCTGACCGGCAAGGACAACTATTTTTGGTTTGCAGCTTCACTTGAGATCACGCCCGAACAAGCGGCAGAGTACCTTGAGACGTTTGAAGGTGCAGCGCAATCGGCTTGTTGGTTCTGGGAGACGAACAAACTAAATGCGCTGGCTGACGCGGGGGACATCCGGGCGATGACCAAGCGCATCAACGGCGGGTTCATTGGATTAGCAGATAGGGAGCATCACTATGAGATGGCGCTTAATATGTTTGGTTCTGATACTCGGATGGCTTAACGGATGTGACCGGTTTAGGTATCCTTGTCAAGACCCCGATAATTGGGAAAAGAAAGAATGCAAACGGCCCTACTGTAGTAGCACTGGAACTTGTCCGGATCAGTTAACAAAGCCAGAGGAAATTAAGGATGAATCCCCTAAAATTGATCAGTCAGTTTCTTGCCCTCAGTCAGGAACAGCACGATGCGGTAATTAAGTTTTGCATTGCGGTCACGTTCTGCTGCACCGTCATCATTATGGTCGGGGTATCACTTTATAGTGTCGTTTTTGTAACACAGCCGATGACGGGGATGGCCCCTGCGGACAAACAGTTCTTCCTGATTTTGTCCGATATGTCCAAATACATACTTGGTAGTTTGGCAACACTGTTGGCGGTCAAGGGCAAGGATGCACTGCCACAGTTTATCCCGCCTAACCTCTCTACTAAAGAGGAGCGTGAGGACAAGCCAACGCCGCCACCACCCAAGGCACCCGCAGCGCCACAAGCGCCCATAGCCCGCATGGAACCAACGATTGACCCAATTAGTTCTGCCCCGCCAGTAGCTACAGGTTACGGCGGTAAGCCTGCGCCTGTTCAACCCCCTCATCCGGAGATCACATGAAACTACTTGGCCTAAGAATGCTTGTTACTGTTTTAGCAAGCGCAGCGCTTGTTTTTCAAATTCATGCTGCTGAAACGAAGAAGGTGTGTCACGCTGAGAAGGACAAAACTGGCAAAGAGAAGCAGGTTTGCCGGGAGGTCAAGGTTCATAAGAAACTGGACGGGACCAAGGTGCCGCCAAAATGAATCCGTGGCTGATACTCGCCTTCGTCTTAGCTGTTGGCGCAGCGGCTGGGGGCGGGTATTATAAAGGCAATTCTGCCGGTAAAGCCGAGGTCCAGCAAGAGTGGGACAAGGAGAAAACCGAGCAGTACGCGGCCTATGCCAAGGGGCAGGAGGAAGCACGTCAGCGCGAACAGGCATTGCAAGCCAGTGCGGACAAGTTGCGGAGGGAAAAGGATGCTGAGGTCAGGAATATTAATGCTCGCGCTACCGCTCTTGCTAACAGCTTGCGCGAGCGTCAGACCCGCCCCGCCGATGCAGATTCCGTGTCCAGTGCCGCCAGTGCTGGATCAGGTGCCTGTACCGGAAAGAACCTTTACCGAGAGGATGGGGAGTTTCTTGTCAGGATCGCTAGAGAAGCCGACGAACTCCGAGCCGCCCTCCAGCAGTGCTACAAACAATACCAAGCAATAAGGTGAGAAATGGCCTACTTCAGACTAGCGCTAAAGCCGGGTATCGATAAACAAAATACTGAATACGGCGCAGAGGGCGGATGGATCGATGGCGATTACATCCGCTTTCGCTATGGGCTACCGGAAAAACTGGGGGGCTGGACGCCTTTTTCTGAGAACCAAGCTTACCTAGTCGGTTTATCCAGTGAGGTTTTCACATGGAATGATTTAGCGGGGTCTCCGCATGTCATGGTTGGAACGACCCGTAAGCTGTATTCGTTCTATGGTGGGAACTGGTCAGATGTCACGCCGATTCGTGCGACAACTTCCGCAGGAGATGTCACGTTTGCGGCTACCGCAGGCAGCGACATCGTCACCGTTACAGATGCTTCCCATGGCGCGATCACGGGGGACTTTGTCACTTTCAGTGGCGCAGTTTCGTTAGGCGGTAACGTCACCGCGACCTATCTAAACGCAGAGTTTGAGATACAACAGGTTCTCAGTGCTAATACCTACACGATTCAAGTAGGTGTGACGGCCTCTGCCGGGGATTCGGGTGACGGAGGCGCTTCGGTTGTAGGAGCCTATCAAATTAACATTGGCATCGACGTCAGCTATTTTGATTTTGGCTGGGGCACAGGTACGTGGGGGGCTTCTACATGGGGAACACCACGTCCTGCTTCGTCTGCACTAAGCTTAATCTCGCGCGTCTGGCAGTTTGATAATTTCGGGGAGGACGTTATCTGCCAACTGGTAGATGGCGGCATTTACCTCTTCGACACTTCTGCTCCCACTTCTCGCGCAACCGCTATTTCTGGCGCGCCTACCAAGAGTAAATACGCGTTGGTGTCTACGCCGGATAGGCACTTAGTATGCTTTGGCACGGAGAGCACCATTGGATCGCCTGCCACGCAGGACCCGATGTTTGTGCGGTTTTCTAACCAAGAGGACATCAACACGTTTACGGAGAGCGCGACGAACACGGCGGGCGGTCAACGGTTGACGGATGGTAGCTCGATCATCACGGCGGTTCGTTCACGCGGTCAGATTCTTATCTTTACTGATACCTCTTTACACGGTATGCAGTACGTTGGGCCTCCTTATACGTTTGGCTTTCAACAGCTAGGAGCCAACTGCGGATGTGCCGCGCCTCACGCAGCAGCGGACGTCAATGGCGTGGCGTTTTGGATGGGAACAGAAGCGTTTTACGTCTTCGACGGTACGGTTAAAAAGCTCCCCTGCACAGTACAAGACTACGTGTTCAAGGACGTTAATTTTGTACAAAGAGAGAAGTTCCACGTCGGCGTTAACTCGCAGTTTAATGAAGTAACGTGGTGGTACTGCTCGGCAGATTCGGACTACATCAACCGCTTTGTCACCTTCAATTATCTTGAGAATGTCTGGTCCGTGGGCACGATGCCTCGCACGGCATGGGTGGATATTGGCACTTATCAAAAGCCGATTGCCACAACCTACCTGCCCACGAGCACTGCTGCGACGATCTCTACCATCTATGGTTTGACCGCAGGACGCGCACGTGTTTACTTCCAAGAAGACGGCGTGAACGGCGATGGCGACCCGATCACGTCGTACATCAAGTCGGGTTACTTTGACATTGGCGACGGCGACAATATGATGTACATGCGCCGCTTCATCCCTGACTTTAAGAATCAGGTGGGCGATTTAACGGTGCATTTATTGTTGCGCGCCTATCCGCAGTCAACGGCGGTTCCTAGCTCCTTGGACCCCTATGTAATCGCGCCGAACACGGAAAAGGTAGACACGCGCGCGCGTGGGCGGCAGATTAGTCTGCGGATTGAGAGTGACGAGGTGGATGACAACTGGCGGTACGGCACGTTACGTGTTGACATACAGCCGGATGGATTGAGATGAGTAAGATCAATAACGTTCGTCTGCCTAACGCTGCGACACTGGCCTACAGCCCGGAGCAGTTTAACCAGCTTGTTCGCTCGCTGGAACAGATTGTTTTGCAGTTAAATTCTACGTATACATCTACGTCGGATGAAAATATCGCCTCTGCACAAAGTTGGTTTGGCGGAACAGGTGGTGCGGGCGGCGGATTTGCAGGCGGGATTCGTGGCTTTCAGCTATCCAATGGCATTTTGCTGCCATATGCCATGCTTATCTCAGAGAGTGATCAGTCAAATGCGGGTATTACCAGTGAAAATCTGATCAGCTACGACAGCCCTGCCGTATCTAACGGTATCCGAGTGGTGGATAACACGAAGATTTATGTGCCGTGTGCAGGGCAATACTTAGTGACTTTTACGCTTCAGGCCACTAATCGAGGCAACACGGCAGCGGAATTCGAAGTATGGGCCAAGGACACCGGAACAAATTTCCCCTCAAGTAACACTCGGTTTGATGTGCCCGTACGAAAAAGTGCTGAGGTCTGGGCGCACATTGTCCCTGCCGTAACAGGCATCTTCACTGTAACTGATCCCATCAACAACTATCTTGAATTGGCGTGGTGGTCCGATAGCCTTGATGTGTATTTAGAACATTATGCAGCGGGAACGAGTCCGACGCGACCAGCGATTCCTTCGGTAATTTTGACGATTAATTTCGTATCGGCAGGCTGAGATGGCAAACAAGTACTTTAGGAAGTATTCGATCCCGAGTGCAACGACGGAAACGACGCTGTATACGGTGCCGGATGCCAATACGGCGGTCGTGTCGTCCTTACGAATTACTAATGGCAATGCAAGCAATGCCACGGTTACCGTCTCTGTGTATGCACTGGGCGAAGCAACGGAATACTTTGTTTTAAAGGGCTACAGCCTGCCGACAAATGCCACGATGGACGTTTTCTCAGGGGTGCCGCTCGTATTGGAAGCCACAGATGTGCTCAAAATTGAATCGTCCGTAGCGACAGTTCATTTCTATTTGAGCTATCTTGAGATGGACAGAAACTAATGAATTACCACATAATTACTGGCAATTTCGCGTCCTTTCCCGGCGCGCGACCCCGCCTGAGGGTCTATTGCCAATCTGGAAAGGACTATCATGGCTGAAGCGATGCAGGGAGGCGTTATGAGCCTGCCGCCGGAGATGGGCGGTATGGCGCAACCCCCTCAGAGTTACCTCACTCCTGAAGACGAAGCAACGCTAACGCAACTGCGTAATTCCGTCTCGCCCCAAGAGTTCAATCAAGAGATGTTCAACGCTGCGGAGCAGATGGACCCGCAGGCGATTGCACAACTGCGCAGCATGCTACAGGGCATGCGCTTGCCGCAGGAATTGATCGACTTGATGAAGGAGATGGTGAGTTCACTTTTGCAGGAACCTGCCAAGTATGCGGAAAATCGTCAGCAGTTGATCGCAGAGGGGGTGCCAGAAGACCTCTTGCCGCCAGAGTTTGACCCTAATTACCTGATGGCGCTGGACATGGCGCTGGATCAGGTATCAGAGCCTGTTATCCAAGGATTTGCAGCCGGTGGTTTTGTCCAAAATCCGATCTCTGCCGGGATTGCCAGCTTGGGCCGCAACGGCGACACGATGCTGGCGCACATCACGCCGCGCGAGGCGAGGATGCTTCAGCGCGCAGGTGGCGCAGGCACGATCAACCCGGTTACTGGATTGCCTGAGTTCTTTCTTGGCGGTCTTGCCAAAGCAATTGGCGGGGCATTTAGGTCAGTCGGCAAAGCGGTTTCAGGCGTTCTCACAGGCATCGGTAAAGCAGTTAAGAGCTTTGCCAGCAGTACTGTCGGTCGGATGGTGACATCGGTCGCGCTGGGCTTCTTCTTAGGCCCCGCAGCGGCGGGTCTACTAGGTGTTACGTCTGCCGCAGGCGTTGCGGCAATTAGCGGCTTTATTGGTGGTGCAGGCTCGACCTTACTTGCCGGTGGCAGCATTAAAGACGCCTTGAAGACGGGTGCGATTGGCGGTCTGACCGCTGGTGCGTTTTCCGGTGTTAGCGGCGGCGCAGGGGCCTTCAAAGCGGGCACTTACACAGGTCCTACGACCATCTCGGAGTCTTGGAAAGGCTTCACTGAGAAGTTGGGGACTAGACCGGCGGCGGACGCGGCAAAAGCGGTTGCTGGCGGGGTGGACGAAGCGGCAGCAGCCGCACCTCCTCCGCCTGCCATTGAATCGGCTGTACAGAGCTTGGATGAACTGAAGCTTGACGCAATCAGTGGTAGGACTGCAGCGGTTCCTCAGCCGTCAATTCAAGTAACTTCACCAACGGGACAAGCGGTTGCTGGTCCTGCCGTGGGGCCGTCTAAGTTTGACGTGATTTCACGCGGTTCGCCTCCGGCTGTTTCGCCTGCGCCTCCTGCACCTGCACCCGCACCAACTAATTACCTGATGAATCCGCCACTGGGGGCGGTCAAGCCTGATCCGCTCGTACAAAAGTTGACTGCCAATCTTCCGGCAGATACGGCTTCGACCTCCGGCGGCGTGATGGACCTCTTGAAGCAGGGTGAGATACGGCAAGCGGCAACGAAGGCAGGCGAAGGTATTAAAGGGCTTTATGATGAGTATTTATCGCCCAGCAACATAGAAAAAGCAGGTGCGGAAAAGGCGATGACCGAGGCCACGAAAGCGGTCAACGCACTGCCTGCAGGCACTTCTGAAGCGGTCAAAGGCGCAGTCTTTAACAAGGTTTATGAATCGAATCTACCCGGCATGTTGGCGACCTACGGTCCGCTGGCAGCAGCCGGTATCGGCGCAACCTATTTGGCAGGGGGCTTTGATGTCAAACCCCCGCCAAAGCCCGAGATTCCAGTCAGCGGCACTGAACTGTACAAGCGCAATCCATACCTTTTGACACCGCAAATTCGCACGATCTCGGCCTCCACCGGCCAGCCTTATCGCATGGCGGCAGGGGGTATTGCGAGCTTGGCGCAGGGTTCAACGAAATACCCACGCAAGACCGGACCGATCGACGGCCCCGGCACAGGCACGTCGGATTCCATCCCGGCGATGCTCTCTGACGGCGAATTCGTGTTCACCGCCAAAGCAGTCCGGGGCATGGGCAAAGGCTCACGGCGCAAGGGCGCAAAACGGATGTATGCCTTAATGAAGGCACTGGAAAAGAGGGCCTAAAACATGGCAACTGAATATAGCGTACAGACAATCCAAGAAGCGCCGGAGATTGAGAAGGCGCGATTAGCGCTGGTCAAAACCGGTGAAGAACTCGTCGCAAAACCCTTCACCATCCCCGGCTACGAAGTTGCCGGGCTTGGGGCAGGCCAGATTCAAGCTGCACGGCTCGCGGAACAGGGCGTAGGGGCTTACGCGCCTTACCTGACCGAGGCCAGCAAAGGGCTGACGGCAGGGCAAACCTTGACGCAAGAAGCGGCGCGCGGCATCGGTGCCTTGAATGTCCAACCGCAGATGCAAGCCGCCTACGGTGCCTATCAAGCAGGCGCTGGCGTGGCAGGCGACATCGGCAGATTGGCTGAGACAGCCGGTCAGGGCCTACCTACAGCAGCGTATGGTGCGGCGATGATTCCGGGCGCGACAACCGCGTACCAACCCGGACAGGCCACCGCGTACATGAATCCGTACCAGCAGCAGGTCACAGCCAACGCGCTACAAGAGATGCAACGCCAAGCCGACATTGCCATGCAAGGTCAGGCGGCACAGGCTGTTCGTGCGGGCGCGTTTGGCGGTACTCGCGAGGGTGTGCAACGCGCAGAGACGGCCCGTAATCTGATGGACGTGATGGGCCAGCGCATCTTGCAAGACTATTCGCAGAATTATCTGCAAGCGCAGCAGGCCGCACAGCAGGCGTTTGAAGCGCAACAGCAGCGCCAACTTGCAGGCGGTCAGGCGTTGGGTCAGATGAGCCTTCTGCCCTCCCAAATCGCCTCACAACAGGCCAATATCTTGGGTGGTCAGGCCAACATTTACGGTCAGCTTGCCCAAGGCATCGGTCAACTGGGCCTACAGCAGGGCCAGTTTGGCTTGCAACAGGGCGCGGCATTGGGCGCAGCCGGTCAGCAGTTGGGTGCGATGGCAGGACAGCAGGCACAACTGGGTGCGCTGGGCCAGCAACTCAGCCAAGCAGACATCGCACTGCTCTCGCAGGTGGGCGCACAGGAGCAGGCATTGCAGCAGGCTCGACTCGATGCGCTACGCGCAACAAAGTTGCAGGAGGCGATGATGCCGTACCAGCAGTTGGCCTTCCAATCCGACATTTTGTCGAAGACCCCGAGCGGTCAAACCTCGATTACTGCCGCGTCGGCACCTACGCCAAGCCCATTGATGTCTGCATTGGGCACCGGCGTTGCTGCCCTTTCCAGCGTCGCAGGGACTAAGAAAGCAGGCTTGTTTTAGGAGCGATGATGAAATCTAAAGTACTTGACAGGCCGATGTTCAAGAAGAAGGGGGCTCCTGTCCCGCCTGAGGAGGCCGACAACGTCGGCATCATGCAGGGCTTCATGGACGCCATCAACGGCATGGAAGAGGATGACTACGAGGAAGAGGGCGATAGCGATATGGCAAAAATGCTGGATCGCCGTCCAGACTCGCCAGAAATCCTGATGAACAATCTGCGGGGCGACATGCGCTCGGTAGACGCACGGGTCGAGGAACTGGCTGACTTAGTCGGCTACCGTGCCGCTGCCGAGACGCCAACCGAAGTCTTGGCACTGCTGCAGCCGGTGCTGGCACAGCAATCCCAGATGGCGGCACCCCCTCCGGGAGGCATGATGCCTGCCCCACCGATGCCGATGCCCGGCGCGCCGATGGCTGCACCTGCGGGCGGGGTTGCCGATTTAGCGGCCATGGCTCAAGGACCACAGACCACGCCACCAATGCCTGCCCCGGGACCGATGCCACCGGGCGGCGTTGCATCGTTGCCTGCTGCGGCTGAACAACAAGCGCCCATTGCAATGAAAGAGGGCGGGATTGTTCAACATTTTCAAGGAGGGTCCGGTGAGGAGGGCGTGACCCCCGTTGATCTAAGTGGGCAGCAAGCCTACTACCCTCCTGAGATCGTGGCAAAAGCGCAAGAAGATGTGATGAATCTGATGAGCGCGCAGCCTACGCCAACGCCGTCCATCGAAAGTGCGATGGCAGCGCGTCTGCCTACGTATGAGCGTCTTTTAGGCGTGGACAAGAACACTGTGCAATCGCAGATGTTGTTTGACATTGCACAAGGGGCGTTAAACGTTGCTGCCGGTGTTGACGCGGAAGGGCGCCCCATTAGAGGTGCAGTATCTCCTGTCGGGCGTATCGCGGCAGGTATGCGAAACGTGCCTGCCATGATTGGCGCACGTGCGGGTGAGCTTGCAAAAGCACAGCGTGAGATCAAGGCGCTTGCCCTACAAGCCGGTGAGAAGGACGTTGCATTGATCCGCGAGTACAACTTCAGGTTGATCGACTCGCAGCGCAAGCTGTCGGCAGACATCATCAAAGCAACTGCCAAGGGACAAGGTTTTGGCACTGGGGTAAAAGGCGCTGCGTGGAATTTTGTCACGCGGTTCGCGCCTGACTTTGCTGCGGGTAAGTTGACGCCAGAGAACGACCGTCGATTCTTGAGTTCGTATTCGATCATCTCGGAACCCACGTATTTCACTGATCCGTTTACCGGGAATGTTCAATCGCGTGTTCCGCCTATCCCCGACTTCGTAACGAATTCGATTCGAGCACGGAAGGATATTCCTGTTCCAACCACTGGCAAGAAGGCTCCTGCGCCAGAGGGAGGCACTGCAGCGCCCGTGGAACCCGGAGTACCCGGAGCGCCCGTAAGCGAAGCGCCTTCTGATGTAACGCCCGCCGTTAAACCCACTGCTGCGAAAACGCTGTGGCAATTAACGCCTGTGCTGACCGGACCTGTTGCTACGGTTAAGGACGTTATTTCAAGCGTTCCCGGACTGGGTGGCGTAGGCAAGGACGTAACGCAGGCACGTGCTCAATACATGGGCGAATTCCGTGAGCTTGTAAAGAGCTTGCAAAACAGCCCCGTTTTTGCACAACGAGAGCGTGAGGCGATTGAGACCGAATTAAACATTGAGCCTCGGTTCTTCGACGACCCAGAGAAGCTGCGTAATAAACTGATCGGTATTGACAAATACCTGACAGCACGTCTAACAGATGCGCGACTAAACGCAACAAACGAAAATCTGCCTGTCGAACAGCGAAAAGCGCATGCACAGATTGTGACCACGCTTAAAAACTTCTTACCAAAGCTGGGTATTCCGCAGAAGATTTATACGATCAAGGCGTTGCAGGACTTCACGAGGAAAAATCCTCCGGGCACTCCCTTCTTGTGGAATGGTAGCGAAGTTCGCGTGACAAAAGGAGCGGAATAATGGCCGAAGATACCTTGAAACAGCAGTTAGAAGCACTGTCTTCTCCTGCTGGAGGGGGTCGAGCGTCTGAGTTGTTGACAGGCAAACCGCCTCCGGGTGTTGCCGTGCCAAGCACTGGCGCGGCAGAGGGTGCGATTAATCCGGTCACTGGGATGCCCGAGACAGTCGAGGCATTGTCTGAAGCAGGGGAGCCCACGGTCGGCGAGAAAGCCACCGAAGTGGGCTACGGTCTATTAGAGGGCGTGTCGCGCACCGCGCCTTCTGTCACAGGCGGCATGGTTGGCTTTCGTGCAGGCACCGGATTAGCGCCTTTGATGGGGCCATACGCCCCTCTAGGTATCGCCGGTGCCACGGTGGCTGGCGTAGGCATAGGCGCGCTTATAGGTAATGAGTTTGACATTCGCTATCCCGGCGTAGCGCGTCAAGACCTTGTGCCGTACCGCGAAGGCGGTAAGACGTGGGGCGATACGATTGCGTTAGCACCCATCGCGTTCAATATTCCTGTCACGCAGGCACAACGCGTTTCTGAGGCTATCCGCATACTGGAGCCCACAGCAGCAAAGTTCGGCATGGAAGGCGCAGCACGTGCTTCGCGTTTCCTGACAGATGTGACAGCGGCCATGGGCAGAACTGCTCAGGCTTACCCAAAATCTTTCCTTGCAGCAGAGGCGATCTCTGGCGCAGGTGCTGGGGTTGGTGGCGGTATGGCTGAAGCCTATGCGCCGGGGGAACCCGGCACACGTTTGGCCTCTGAGATTGTCGGCGGTGTGCTCGCCCCTTCTCGGCTGTTCATCCACATGGGTTCTGCCAAGGACCTGATGGGCAACATCGCGGCATCCTTTTCAAAAGACGCACGGCAGAGCCGAGCAGCCAACAAGCTACGCTCGATCCTCGAAGACGCAGGCGAGGACGTTGACAAGGTCATCCGCTCGCTTGAGGCGAACGTCCCAAGAGGTGCACAGCCAACGGCTGGGCAAAAGACGGGTGTTCGTGCGCTCAGTATCTTGGAAAATACCCTAGCGCGAGAGAACGCCAAGTATGGCGGAGAGATCGCGGACCAAGGACTAAAGACGCTACAGGCTTACACGCTGTTGGCAAAGAACCTAGAACAGGTCGGGAGCCCACAAGCACTTCGTGCTGCTGCACAGTTACGTGAAGAAGCCTTCAACGCCATGCTGGAAAACCGGCAGAGCGTTGCGCTCTTAAACGCTGCACAGAAGATTCAACGCATTAGCAAAGACACGCCCGAGGCCCGTCAACAGATTGGCGAGATTGTGCGTCAAGCGACGCAGGATGCCTTGTCCGATGCACGGGGTCATGAGCGCACGTTGTGGACACGTGCCGTGGCGGACTTGTCACGGCCCACGACTCAGACAGTGACTGAGCGTGTTCAGGTCGGCAAGATGGTGGATGAAGCGGGTAGACCGCTCATGCGTACCCGCGAGGTAACGCGAGTAACGTTGCCCTCAGTTGTTCCCACCAATACCGTTCGCGACTTCCTGAACGAAACGCTGACTATTGCAGATTCTGTCTATAAAGGCACCGTGCCTCCCCTCGTCAAAAAAGTGATGGGGCAGATGGGAGTGACAGAGGCGGATGTCGCTCGCTACAAATTAGGCAGGCAGACGGAAGAGTTTGCCAATACAGGGATTGTCCCCGATCGCTTTTTGCCAAAAGGGCGCGATGTCCAACTGGGCGAACTGGTCAATATGCGCTCCAACCTTCTAGACCTTGCGCGTGATGCTGCGGTCAAAGGAGAAAACGCTGACGCGCGGTTCTTCGGCAACATTGCGAACAGCATGATGAAGGACTTGGATCAGGTCAAATCTCCTGCGTTGGACGAAGCGCGCAGCTTTTCAAGAACGCTGAATGACTACTTCACTCGCAGCTTTGCCGGGGAGATGCTCAGTAAAAAAGGCACGGGTGCCCTTGCTTATCCACCAGAAGTGCTTGTCCAGCGGGCTTTCGGCGCGAACAACGACTTGGCTGCGATGCGGATGGCCGACATCGAAGACGCAGTAGGCATGCTTCGCAAAGAGTACACCGATGCCGTCGCACGATTTGGCAGAGATAGCGCAGAAGCGCTGTCCTTGAAGCCCTTAGCCGATCTGTCCAGTTCTCGTGTGGTATCGATTCGAGACGCACAGCAGCGTATTCTGCGTCTGGCTGCAGCAGAGACGATTGACCCGAATACGGGCCGCGTAAGCGCTACTCGCCTAAGCCGTTTCATTGAAAAGCGCAGACCGCTGCTGGACAGATTGCAGATCACGGATGATCTATCCGATGCGGTTAAAGCAGAAAACGCGTTTAAGGCAACGGCAAGTGCTAACAGCGTATTGGACAAGAGCCTGAGAAATCAGACAGCCTTTGCGCAAGTGCTAAAGCGTGAGTCGCCGTCCATGGCGATCGCGGATGCCTTGAACAGTAAGTTCCCTGTTCGCAGTCTCTCAAACATCGTCAAGCTGGCAAAAGCGGGTGGGCCGGATGCCGCAGCGGGGCTGAAGTCGAGTCTCTACGATTATGCGTTTACCAAGGCCGGAGGCGACAGGGGCTTTAACGCGCAGGCGTTCAAGGATGCGTTTTTCAGTCCCATTGCCCAAGGACAACCTTCGATTTACAACATCCTGCGCTCGCAGGGTGTGATGACCCTCTCGGAAGGCAAGAACCTCAGGCGCATCATCGATCCGATGATACGTGTCGAGCAATCGCTGGGCGATCGTCAGCTTATGGAAGGCGTCATGCAGGGCGCAGACGCAGCAACCGAACTGGCATTGCGTGTGGTCGGCTCGCGCATTGGTACTAGTGTGTCAGGTAGTGGACCCGGATCGCTGATTGCGGCTTCAGCAGGCTCGAAGTATATGCGCCAAATCTTCGATAAGTCTCCGATGCTGTTGGTGCGAGGGATCATCGAAGAGGCCACGAAAGACCCACAGATGATGGCGCTGCTCCTACGTCGCGGTCAGTCAGAAGGTGAGAAGTTGATGCTCGCGCGTCAGATGCATGCCTATCTGACCGCCGCAGGCTTGAACTACGAACGGTTTACTGAACCCGGCCCAGAGCCCACGGTCCAAGCGCCACAGCCTGTGCGTAGTTTTGCACCACGTCGCCAACCCGCAACCGCCTCCACACGGGGGGTTCCGGGGTTAAATATTGGTGGCGGAGGTCCTCCTCAGTTAGGTGGTGGCGCGCCTGCGGCGGGCGGTGGATCAAGTCGCGAGATGTTGCAACGTCTTTTCCCGTTTGACGCAACGCTACGATAGGAGTGCTCATGGCAACCAAACCGACGAAGTCGAAGGTGAATCAGGCGGGCAACTACACAAAGCCCTCTTTGCGTAAGCGCCTGTTCGAACAAATCAAAGGATCAAACGTGCAGGGCACTGCAGCGGGCCAATGGTCCGCGCGCAAGGCCCAGCTTCTGGCAAAGAAATATAAGGAAGCGGGTGGGAGCTATAAATGAAAAAGCCACAGCTAAGTCTGAAGGCTTGGGGTAAACAACGTTGGAAAACCAAGAGCGGCAAACCCTCGTCGATTACCGGCGAGCGTTATCTGCCGGAGAAGGCGATCAAAGCATTGACTCCCGCAGAGTACGCAGCTACAACGAAGGCAAAGCGAGCAGGCAAGAAAGCTGGCAAGCAATTCGTCGCGCAGCCAAAACGCATTGCCGCCAAGACCGCCCGGTTTAGGTAAGCGTCGCCAAGAACTTTTCTAGCCGCGCCATCCACTCTTCTTTCTGACGCTCGAAGTCACGGCCCGTGGTCGTGAATTCCTGCGTCGATCCATCCTGTACTGCGACTAACACCACGCCGAAGTTGATGTTCGTGCCGTGCAGGATGTCGTGCGCCATCGCGTAGGCCGACAACTGATGGAAGTAGTCCGTGATCCATTCATATCGCTTGGGCTTCAAGCTCTGTTTGAAGTCCACGATGGCTGGTTTCCCACGGAACACGCCCACCAAGTCAGTCGTCCCCGCGTACTTGCCGGGGTAGTACAGCGGCACCTCGGAGCCCCATACCTCGTCCAGCGCGTCGAAGTGATCATGGATCAAGCGATAGCCCATCTTATAGCCCCGCACCTGCAACCAATCCTCCGCCGGGGGCAGCGCACTTCCCTCTAGGAATCTTTCAATGGCGAAATGCATAGCGGTCCCGACATGAGCGGCTTCTGTCTTGATTCGCTCCGCTTCTGCCGCCCCTACTCGCGCCACCCACGCGTCCAGCGTCGCTTTGTTTTTCGTCTTGTCAAGAATGGCGGTCACGCTGTGCACCGGCACGTCATCGCCCCGGCGATAAGTGCGTCCTTGCGGCGAATCGATACGTTCTAGCCGCTCGTAGGTGTACAGATTCTTGACGGGTATCAAATTAGCCATGCTTTGAGCTCCTCTCCCATGACTTGGGTGGCAATATTAATCTTGTCGCGCAGGGATTTAACGATCTTCTCGTCCACCGTGCCGGGGCAGATCAGGTCGATGTAGGTCACGTTCTTGGTCTGGCCGATCCGGTGCGCCCGGTCTTCTGACTGGAGCCGCTTCTCAAGGTCAAAGGAATTGCTGTAGTACACCACCAGATTTGCCGCCGTTAAGGTCAGGCCGTAGCCGCCGGTGGTCGGGTTGCCGATGAAGAACCGCAGTGGGCTGTTCGGGTCTTGGAATTCGTTGACGATCTCCTGCCGCTTGTCGGTCTCCGTCTCCCCGTAGTACGCCGCCGCCGAGTTCATCCCGTAGACCGAGGACAGGGCCAGCTTGATCGCCTCAATGTCATGCCGATAGTTGGCCCAGATGATCATCTTGCCGTCGGACTCCTCGACAATACTCAAGAGCTCCTTGATCCGGTTGTTTGGCAACTCCAACACGTCCCCGTTATCCAGCTTCACGTGCCCGCAGACGATCTGATGCAGTCGCATAATCTGCGTCAAGGCGTTCACCGTGGACACATCCCCCTCTTTGAACATCGCCAACGCCATCAGCCGCATCTCTTTGTACGCCTTGGCCTGCTCTTCAGTTAAGTCCACCTCGCGCTTGGTGTACAGCTTGTCCGGTAGGTCCAAGCACTCTTCCTTCGTCACGCGAAAGCTAAAGCGGTCAAGCTTCTCCCGTAGCTCCTCCAAATGCCGAAAGCCCAGAATCTGCTTGAAGCTATGCGTTGCCAGATGCCGCTCCTGCATCACCGCATAGCGCGCCTGAAACGTGTAGAAACTGTCATGCCCCAAGCATCGCGGATCAAGGAACACGCACTGCTGGAATAGGTCCAACGGATTCTTCGTCACCGGAGAGCCGGTCATGATGCGCTTGAACTTGGCCTGCTTGCCAATCTTCGTCGCATTCTTTGCCCGTGCCGCCGTATGCGTTTTGATCGTGGTCGATTCATCGATCGCCATGAACGCCTCATGTGCAAGTAAGTACCTACTTGCGAATCTGACCCCTTTCTCAGTGGAAAGGGCCTCAACGTTCATGATCAAAATCTTGAAGTCTTCGGTGATCTCGAACAAGTTTTCTAGGGCTTGGCTTTCTGCTTTCTTGGGGGAGGCACTCCATAACACCGTTCGGTAAACCACATGATCCGGCATGTGTTTGGGTATCTCAGTGTCCATCCAGTTCCGATAAACCCCCTTCGGTGCGATGATCAACGCGGCATTAATCTGCCCTTGGTCATACAACATTGCCATGTTGTTGATCAACATGAAAGACTTGCCCGTGCCCATCTCGGAAAAGAGAGCGGCCACTCGCTTCTCCCAAAAGCGTGTCAAATACGCCTCTTGATGCAAGAAGGGCTTGTTCTTATAAGGATACCGCTGCAAAAATTCGTCCATCAAAATTCTCCTTTCTAAAGGGACTTGCAAATTCCCGAAAGCCAAGTATATACTCAAACCTCGAACACAGAAAGGAGAAATGAAGTGCCAACAGTTTATGCTGTTTCCGAAACCGCACAGCACAACATATCGTCTGCGCTTGACTTCGGAGAAATCGTTACGATCTTGCCTCCGAACGCACAGGTTGCTTTCTCTGTTGCGCCTACGGTACGCAGGGCGCATCGGGTGCTTGAAACCTTTTCGGATGACGATTATCTTTTATTCATTGGCGATCCCACCGCCATGTCTATCGTCGCAGTCGTTGCAGCACAACGCAACAACGGACGCTTTAAATGCTTGAAGTGGGACAAGCGGGAGAGGCGATACATACCGATCCAAATTGATTTTAATAATGCATTCAAGAAAGGAGAAATAAATGAGTTTGACGAACATCTTTGAACAGGACGCAGCTGCACTGCAAGTCGCAGACAATGATCTGCAAGGTCTTGCACAAATGGCGCGTCGTGCTAAATCTCTTGAGAAAGAGATCGAGGATTACGAGACAGAACTCAAGCAGCGCAAAGAGCAGCATCGCAAGCTGACTGAGGAAGCCATCCCAGAGGCGCTAACATCGTTGGGCCTTCGTAGCTTCAAGATGGAAGACGGTTCATCGATCGAGGTCAAGGCGTTCTACAGTGCGTCAATCACTGAAGCGCGTCGTGCAGAAGCATTCCAATGGCTGCGCGAGAACGGCTACGACGACATTATCAAGAACACTGTGTCGGTGCGTTTCGGACGCAACGAATCAGGGTTGGCAGACAAAGCAATCGATATGCTGCGCAACGCAGGTTTCCCTGTGGAGCAAGCAGAAAAGGTTGAGCCCATGACTCTTAAAGCATGGGTCAAGGAACAGGTGGAGAAGGGTCGCGAGTTTCCATCTGAGTTGTTCGGCGCTTACATAGGCCAACGCGCGACAATCAAATCTTAATGACTAACGAAATAAGGAGCATTAATAATGGGTAAAGCAGAAGTCGCAGAAGTCAAGACCACCGCTATCACAGTCTTAACGAACCGTTTTGAAGAGGATGCGCAGTCCGGTTTCGCTGGCATGAATCAGGATGACTTTGCTCTTCCGTTTCTCCGGCTACTGACTAACACTTCGCCAGAGGTTGGTTCTGTAGACGGCGCAATGCCGGGTATGATCTATAACAGCGTTACAGGGGAACTCTTTGATGGCAAGAAGGGTATTCTGGTTGTCCCCTGTGCCTATGTACGTCAGTACATTGAGTGGGCACCGCGTGGCAGCGGCTCTGGCGCACCTATAGCGTATTACCCCAGTACTAGCGACATCCTCTCCAAAACGCATCGCGTCCCCGGAGAGAACAAAGACTATCTCGATAACGGCAACTACATCGAGAACACCGCCAATCACTATGTCATGGTGATCGACGCAGCGGGCGTCCCCCATCCTGCACTGATCGTCATGAAGTCCACGCAACTGAAGAAGTCGCGCAAGTGGAACACGATGATGCAGAGCGTGAAGCTGATGGGCAGAAACGGTCTTTATACACCCCCGATGTACTCTCAGACTTATCGTCTGTCCACTGTCAAGGAAAGCAATGACAAGGGCCAATGGTTTGGCTGGGAAGTAGAACACAACAGCAGCATTGAAGACGAGAACTTGTATCTCACTGCGAAGGCCTTCGCTGATTCGATCAACGCAGGTGATGTAAAGGTTACTCATAGCGACGACCAAGCTGCTCCAGCAGGCGCTGCTCCTTTCTAATTACTTGAGCCCGAACCCGTAGGTAGTAGGGCTCTTTTTTTCTCTTTAGAAAGCAGAAATGACTGATATCGCCAAATTCAAGTCAATATTTGAGGGGTCAAATATTGCCTATGGAACCTACAAAATAGAGCGAGAGGCAGGGAATGGCAAACAACAAGGTAAGGCCGTCGTTGTACGAAACCCGCCCACCGATGACCTTTGGGAACGCCATCTACGTGGGCACGAGCCTTCTCTTGGCATTATTCCTATTCGTCCTGACAATACTTGTATATGGGGTTGCATTGATATTGATCAGTACCCACTGGACCATAAAGGTCTGGTGGAAAAAATTCGTCGGTTAAAGCTTCCGCTGGTTGTCTGCCGCAGCAAGTCGGGCGGCGCGCATGTGTTCCTGTTTACAAAAGAACCCATCAGTGCTGCAGAGATGCAGCGTTACCTCAATACGTGTGCAAGCATACTGGGAGAAAGTGGTCGTGAGATTTTTCCGAAACAAACTGAAGTCCTTGTTGAGCGCGGTGACACGGGTAACTTCCTTAACCTTCCGTATTTCGGGGGCGATGAAACCCTGCGTTACGCGATCAATGATGCTGGCGAGGCTGCCAGTCTTAGTGAGTTCTTCGGGCTTTACGAACAGCATGTACAGTCAGTGCCGCTCGTTCATCCGGAAGAGGAAAAGAAAAATGCGGACGCGCCCATCAAAGACGGGCCGCCGTGTTTGCAAACGTTATGCAATCAAGGATTTCCGGAAGGCACTCGCAACAACGGCCTATTTAACATCGCGATCTACCTCAAGAAGTCCATCCCGAATAACTGGGAAGACAAGCTGATGGAGTACAACCAAAAGTTCATGGGCCCACCGCTCCCCTTAAATGAACTCTTGGTGATCACAAAGCAAATCCAAAAGAAGGACTATAAGTACAAGTGCAAGGACGCACCCTTAAACTCCTTCTGCAATTCGGGCCTATGCCGCACCCGCCGACATGGCATCGGTGCTGACGGCCCTGACTCCCCTAAGGTGTCAAGCCTGACCAAGTACAACTCTGAGCCGCCGTTGTGGTTCTTGGATGTCAACGGCAGGCGTATTGAACTAGACACTGATCAGTTGTTCAATCAAGCCGCGTTCCAAAAGGCTTGCGTTGAACGTTTAAACGTCCTACCTCCGACACTACGCCGTCAGGATTGGGAAGGTTTCTTGAACGGCCTTCTCCGCGAGATGGTCGAGCTCGAACAAATCCAAGATGCACCTGAAGACACCAGTCAATCGGGCCGCTTCCAAGAGTTATTGGAAGAGTTCACCACGCACCTGCAACAAGCGATGGATCGCGAAGAGATTCTGATGGGCCGTCCTTGGACGGACGAAGAGGAGTCTCGCGTTTACTTTCGCATGAAGGACCTCGAATCACACTTAAAGCGCAGCGCGTTTAACGGCATGACCGCTCCACGCATGGCACAAAAGATTCGTGACCTCGGGGGCGAGCCAATTAGTTTGTTCTTGAAAGGCAGAGCAGTAAGAGCGTGGCGCGTACCACGGTTCACGCGTCAAGAGACACCGTTTGAAACACCACAACAGAAAGGAGCGCCGTTCTGATGGATATCCTCGAACTGCAAAAATTTAAAGCGGCTGAACTAGGCATCTGCACTACATGGCATGGCGATCAACTGGTTGAACGTTTGATCTACGACGGCCTGCACATGGTCATGATCCTAATGGACGAAGACAGCATGGGAGACCTCGAAGCGGCTGAATACATCGAACGCGAGTTCGTATTCAAGTACGCAGGCGACACCCAGCCCATCATCCTCTGGAAAAACTCCGACGATGAAGATTCATAAAATCTTCGGCCCTCCCGGCTCTGGCAAGACCACGTATCTTCTAAACTTGGTCGAACAAGAACTAGAGTCCGGGGTGCCCTCTCGCTCGATTGGCTACTTCGCGTTCACACGCAAAGCGGCCAACGAAGCGCGGGACCGTGCGATCGCCAAATTCAACGAGCTCAACGCAGAGACGGACTTCCCGTGGTTCCGAACGCTGCATAGCCTCGCCTATCGTTGCCTGCGCGTATCGAACAACGAGATCATGAAGCCAGAGCATTACCGCGAGTTTGCGCGGCAAGCAGGACTGGACATGAGTGTGAGCACTGGAGACGAAGAGTTTGTCGTTCAGACGGATAACCCAATACTTAACGAAATCAACCTCGCCCGCATCCGTGGCGTTGATTTAAAAACGCATTACAACAATTCTCGAATTCCGATTGAGTGGTTTCACTTCGAATATGTCGAACGTGCGTACCGACACTACAAGTATTCGAACAACCTAATGGACTTCACCGATCTTCTTGAGCAGATCGTGCAAGAGCCGGACTACCTGCCAAAGCTGGAAACGGTGATCATCGATGAAGCGCAGGACCTTTCTAGGCTACAATGGCAAATGGTGTATGCCCTAGCTGAAAGGAGCAATAACGTGTACATAGCAGGAGACGACGATCAGTGCCAGCCGGGGCATACAAAAATACTAACAACGGATGGGGAGGTTTTGTTAAAAAACTTAGACCCTGCTATTCACCGGCTGATTTGCTATGACCGCAATGGTTCTCATGTTACGGGGTATAAAAACGGTTATTCGTTTAAAAAGGCTCGTCGCACGTATACCGGGAAAATTTATACGGTGACCACGGCCTCAGGGCATATATCAAGCTACACAGACAATCACCACTGCATCGTTCGCTGGAAACCCCTTAAAGAGGTTATACACCTGCGCGTAGTTTATTTGATGCAGAAAGGAAACAACTTCCGCATTGGGCAATGTCAACTTTTTAGGGCGGATGGGTGTGTGCATGCGTGGGTAAGAGCCCACGGGGAACGCGCAGACAAGCTGTGGGTTTTGCGCGTGACTGAATCCATAGAGGAAAGTACTTATTACGAAACGCTTTGGTCTTATCTTTTTGGCATACCTCAGACTGTTTTCAAAGCAGGTGCTTCTTCCGTCCTCTCCCAGAAAGCCACAGACAAACTATTCAGCGAAATCCCCACTTACCCGGCGGCTATGCAACTCTTTGAAGCACTCGATGTGTCTTTCGAATATCCACTTTATGAAAGAAGTCTGATCAGTGCTAAACGCGGAGGATCACAAATATTTGAAGCGCATGCTGCATCCTTGATTCCATCAGCAATGCGTATTGGTGTGATAGCTGGTAAAAAAATTCAATGGGAAAACTTCTCCCTAGCTGCCAAAATAAAAACATGTGAGGTTTATTCTCTTGACGTAGAAAAGCACCATAATTACTTTGCAGATGGCGTTTTGACGCATAACTGTGTGTTTACTTGGGCAGGAGCGGACGTTAAAGCATTCCTCTCTTTAGAGGGTAATGTTAAGGTCTTACAACAATCCTACCGTGTCCCTGCAAAGATTCACGCGTTAGCAAACAAAGTGGTCAACCGCATCCGCTCGCGGCAAGAGAAGGAGTGGCACCCTCGCACCGAAGAGGGCCGCATCTTCTATTACGAAGCCTTTGAACACGTCAACGTCACACAAGGTGATTGGTTACTCCTTGCCTCCACCAACTACATGCTAAACGACTTGCATGAGTGGTTAAAGTCACAGGGATTGATGTTCGAGCGCCACGGACAACGGAGCATCTCCGAGAACATCCTGACCGCCGTACTCGGCTGGGAAGCGCTGCGTAAGGGCAAAGCCATGCCCATGCCCGTGGTCAAAACGATCTACCGGTTCTTAGGGGCTGAGTTCGTCAAACGCGGGTTCAAGACCCTGCGCGACATCGATCCCAACCGCGAATACACCTTGACGCAGTTGCAGGAATCATTTGGTCTTTTGACCAACGATATCTGGCACAAGGTGCTGACCAAAATATCGGATGCCCAGCGCCAGTACATCATCTCGATCCTGCGACGTGGGGCGAAGCTAAACGACAGAGCGCCGATCAAGCTCTCTACGATCCACGGCGCGAAAGGCGGGGAGGCGGATCACGTCTTACTGCTCACGGACCTCTCGCCCAAGTTCGCCAACGAATACGCCCATAACGCCGATGACGTGAACCGCTTGCTGTATGTGGGGCTGACCCGCGCCAAAGAGACGCTGCACATCATCCGGCCCAAGTCCATTGATAGGGGATTTAGAATTGAATAAAACCATGCCGCTGTTTCCCGTGAAGACCGAATGGGTGCCCCCGGCTCATTTTCCTGACCTAACGGATGCGAAGGAGATTGCAATTGATTTGGAAACATGTGATCCGAACATGGAGAGTATGGGTCCCGGCTGGCCTCGTCGGGACGGTTATATCGTGGGGTATGCCGTCGCCGTGGATGGTTGGTCTGGTTATTTTCCTGTGGCTCATGGTGGGGGTGGCAATCTCGACAAAACCATTGTCGAACGATGGATCAGAAAAGTCCTCGCCACGCCCGCAGACAAAATCATGCACAACGCCGCCTACGATGCCGGGTGGCTGGCTGCCAGTGGATTCACGGTCAATGGCCGACTTATCGATACGATGCTCGCCGCCCCGCTTCTCGACGAAAACCGTTTCTCGTACAGCCTCAATGCGCTTGGCTTCGACTACCTCAAAGAAGTCAAATCGGAACAAGGTCTCAAAGACGCGGCTGGGGACTTTGGCGTACATGCTAAGAAAGAACTCTGGAAGCTCCCCGCCATGTTCGTCGGAGAGTACGCCGAGCAAGACGCTGCGCTTACTCTAAAGCTCTGGCAAACCTTCAAGCCCCTCCTAATCCGGGAAGAAGTCCAGCATATCTTCGACATCGAAACGGAGCTTCTGCCCATCCTGATTCACCTGACGCTACGCGGGATTCGCTTTGATCGGGACAAGGCAGAGCAGGTGATCGCAGAGTACCGAGACCGCGAAACCCAACTGATCAAGGACATCCGCAAGACCTGCAACAGTCCCGTGGACATCTGGGCCGCTGCGTCGATTGCCAAGGGCTTTGACCACCTTGGTGTGGCATATCCGAAGACCGCCAACGGCCTGCCGTCCTTTACGAAAAGCTTCCTCGACAGCTGCGAACATCCGGTTGCCAAGATGATCGTGGAGGCCCGAGAACTGAACAAGACCCACGGCACCTTCCTCCAGCCCTATTTAAGCTTCTCCAAGCACGACGGGCGCATCCATCCGCATGTGAACCAACTCCGCTCCGACGAAGGCGGCACGGTCACAGGACGCCTGTCGATGGCAAACCCGAACTTGCAGCAGGTCCCGGCTCGGCATGAGGTGATCGGCCCGTTGGTGCGCTCACTCTTTCTGCCTGAAGAAGGCGAGATGTGGGCTTCTTGTGACTTCAGTTCTCAAGAACCACGGCTCTTGGTCCACTATGCAAGCCTCTTGGACCTGCCGGGGGCCGAGAAGATGGTCGAGGCGTACCACCAAGACCCAGATACCGACTTCCACCAGATGGTCGCGGACATGGCAGGCATCAAGCGTAAGCAGGCCAAGACGATCGGTCTGGGGCTGATGTACGGCATGGGGAAGGGCAAACTCGCTGCGTCTCTGGATATGGGCATGGAGGAGGCCTCTGACCTTTTGGAGGTCTTCCATAAGAAGGTGCCGTACCTAAAGGGCACGGTGAACGCGGTGATGCAGCGGATTGACCATCCCGCCTCGGGCGGCGCGATCCGTACCCTCTTAGGCCGCAAGTGTCGCTTTCCGCTCTGGGAGCCCAGAGAATGGGGCGTGAACAAGGCGCTTCCGTACGAGCAGGCCGTGGTGGAATACGGGCGGCAGGTGAAGCGAGCGTTCACTTACAAGGGATTGAACCGTTTGATTCAGGGCTCGGCGGCGGATCAGACGAAGGCGGCGATGATCGCGCTCCACAAAGCGGGCTTTAACCTCCTGCTTCAGGTGCACGACGAAGTGGCGATGTCGGTCAAGAGCAAGGACGAGGCCTTGGAAGCGGCGCGCGTCATGGAAGGCGCGGTTAATTTATCGGTCCCCAGCCGAGTGGACGTAGAAATTGGACGTTCTTGGGGCGAAGCAGTATGATTC